GTCACGGAAGCCGATACGAAGGGGCCACGCTCGATTCAGCCGAGCGCCTGCTGGTGATGGCCGTCGCGCTCGGTATTTTATAAGAGCAAAAGTTTTATAAGCCCAGATAAGCCAAGAATGTATTATTGTAATGAAGAATGTTTTAACAATGCAATAAAGGAATTATCGGCAAAAAAAACGAATAGTAATAATGCTGATAAGACAGCTACTTGCCGTTGTTGTGGTAAAAAAATACAAAAAGATAAAGCTTTTATGACAAAACAGGGTTACTATTATTGTTCAGAAAATGAATATAACAATAAATATGTTGGTAGTGAAGCATATTTTGAGGAAACATTTCTTGATTATATTTATTTCGATATGAGCAATAAACAATGTGATTTTCCTTTACTGCAAAGGCAAGCACCATTAATACATGATAAGTTTGGGTATAAGTGGACTGGTATGATAATGACATTGAAATTCTTCCATGAAACTTTAAAACTAGACTGGAATAATGAATGGGGGTTAGGACAGATTTTTCCAAAATATTATATACAAGCTAGAGATTTTTGGAATCAACAAAGAAAAATCAAAGATATTACAGATAAAATTGAAGAAGATAAAACAGTGTTTATTGAACGAAAGAAAAAAGAAATAAATATTCCTAAATGGGAGGAATTGTAAATGTTGTATTCAGCGTCAGATGCTTCAATGTGCTTGGGAGTATTATTACAGAATCCCTCTTTAACAGTCAGTAAGAAATTCCCTATTAATTCAGATGATTTTAAGCCTATTTTATTCCATGAGATTTTATATAAATCTATATCATGGTTATTTAAAAATGGTGCAGAACAAATAGACGAAATTGTTTTAGATAAATTTTTACAGAATTATCCAGAACAATTAGAAGTTTGTACAGATAATAATTATCTTGAATTTATAGCAACTATTAAGAAATTGGTTAATGTAGATAATTATGAACTACATTATAATATTATTAGAAAATATAGTTTGCTTAGAAAAGCTAAAGAGTTAGGTATCGACATTACAGAATTTTATGATGAAACTAAACCAGAAGAAACAGAAGTAGAAAAGTTTAATCGTTTTTCTATGCAAGAAATTCTTAATAAGATTGAGGGCAAAATGACCTCTCTTAGAATGGAATTTAATACAGAATTATGTAGAGAAACATTAAGAGCAGGCGAAAAATGGGAAGATACTTTAAACGGTTTTGAAAGTGAACCTGTTATTGGTGCTATACTTCAAAGTAAATATTTAACTACTTTATACAGAGGTTGGCAAAGAGGACATTTATTATTAAGGTCTGGTTCATCTGGACAAGGAAAGACAACAACTTCCATTGGTGATTTATGTAATGTATGTGCTAATCGTTATTGGGATTTTGATGAAGAAAAATATGTAGATAATCCTTATAAATCTGGTGATGGATTTATGATTAATACAGAAATGGATTTATCAACTGAAATTCAACCTAAGTTTATCTCATGGATAAGTGGCGTTCCATATCATAAAATCCTTGACGGAAAATATAACAAATTTGAAAAAGAACGTTTGATTGAAGCAGGAAAAATTCTTTATGAAAGTCATATTGAATTATTTGACCAACCAGATTTTACGGCTACAAAGTTAAAAGAAATATATCGTCAATGCCATTTATGGGGAGCGAGTTATTGCTTTTTCGATTATATTTGGGACAACTCAGAGTTTGGAACTGAATATAAACAAATGACAAGTATTCCTATTCGAGAGGATAAAGTTCTTTTTCAGATTACAACCACGCTTAAAAGCTTATCTGAGGAGTTTAATATAGGTACTTGTACAGGTTCTCAGTTAAATGGTAATGAACAAGTCAATGAACTTTTAGATGAAAGATGTATTTATGGTTCTAAACAGATTAAGACTAAACTAGATGATGGTGCTATATTATCTTATCTTAGACCTAAAGAATTGGAACTTGTAGATACATTAATCAATCGGAAGGGGTTCGGAAGTAAAAAAAGACCTACTCATATTCTTCATAATTTTAAAACAAGATTTTCACGTTATGGGCAGAACATTAAAGCATGGGTTAATGTAGATATGGGAACTGGCAGAATAAGTGATTGTTTTTGCACAGACCAATATAATCAGCCGATTAACGTGGATAAGACAGATATAAAACTAGGATAGGGGTTAGTAACATATGGTAACAGACGTTCTAAGACTTGTAGGCATACAAGTAATCAAGTTAAATCTGAAAGCAGTCCGTAGTTGGGTATGCTTTTTAGAAAAATTATATAATAAGATTAAATAAACAAGGAGGAAACGCAAATGGCAGTAACAGGAACTTTAAGGGAAATCACAGGAGAAATGATGCAGTTAATGATTATGCTTGAAGATGAGCCAGATTCAGATGTATTGAAAGATACATTAGAGGGCTTGTCTGGGGAATTAGATACCAAAGCAGAAAATTATGTGTACGTCATCAAAGAGTATGAGGGTCAGATTGAGAATATCAAGAAAGAGATTGATAGATTGACTGCAAGAAAGAAAACAGCAGAAAACGCTATCGAAAGACTTAAAAATGCATTATTATATGCTATGCAGACCACAAATACTAAAAAGTGCGGTGGTAATTTGTATACTATCTCAGTAAGAAATAATGCACCACAGTTAGGACAATTAGACGAAAGCCGTATTCCAGAAAAGTATTTCAATGTAGTAACAGAAAAGAAACTGGATAAAAAAACTTTGTTAGCTGATGTAAAGGTTGCAGAAAAAGAGGGAAAACATATTGATGGTGTTGACGGTTTAAGAATTAGTCAGTCACTTTCAATTAAATAATTTATATAAAGGAGAATAAAAAAATGATTCATGTAATTGACGGTTTTTATATTTTAGTAGACGCTTATCAGTATATCGCACAGGAAGATAGTGGTGCAAAATTATCATCTAAAGGTAAAGAATACATCAAATGGAATGTACTTGGTTATTATTCTTCTATTGATAAAGCCGTAGAAAGAATTATCACAGAACTGATTAATAGAAGGATGAAAAAGAAAACTTATGAATTGGCTGATTATATTGCTGATTATAAAGCTGAAACGTTAAGATTAAAGAAACTGATTAAAAATTCAATGAAAGAAGTAAGCAATGAAAAGTAAAGGTAAAGACGGTCAAACATGGGTATTGACGCAAAACGCTTAACTAAACAGTTAACTATAGATGATTATAGAAAAGTTGCTGTATCATTAGGTGCTACAGTGATTCACGAAAACGACAGAGAAATATTATTTACTTCTATATGCCATGAGAGAAATCCAGATGGTAAAAAGAATAAACTTTATTTCTATAAAGATAAAAAGATATTTCTTTGTTATATATGTGACATTTCTTACTCTGTTTATAGTTTAGTTCAGAAAAGAAAAAAACTTCTGGGAGAGGAATATACTTTCCCAGAAGCATTACAATATGTTTGTGATGTTTGTAACATTCCGTATGATGATATACAAAGGATTCATAAGAAAAGTACAAAAGTATATAATTGGGAAGATGATTTAAGTAGATATATTCGTATAAAAAACGGAGATTCACTCACACAAACTTATGATAAAGCTATCTTAGATTTTTTCCCAAAAATATATCACACTTCTTTTCTTAATGATGGTATAAGTATTCAGACTATGGAAATGTTTGGAATAAGATTTTATCCATATGCTCAACAAATAGTGATTCCTGTTTTTGATGAGAATGGAGAACTGGTTGGATTACATGGTAGAAATCTCAATCCAGAGTTAGTAGAAACGGGGTACAAGTATCTTCCAGTTAAACTTATAGAGAACAACGCAGAATATAGGTTTAACGCTTCTACTGTCTTGTACGGATTAAACTGGACAAAAGCAAATATAGAAAACACCAAAGAAGCTATTTTATTTGAAGCACCAAAGAGTGTAATGCAAATGGAAGATATATTAACAATCAATAATACTGTTGGTATGTTTGGAATGAATTTGCAAAACGCTAAAAGAAATAAACTTATCCAATTAGGTGTTGAAAAAATTGGAATTGCTTTAGATAAACAATATCATACGGTATACGATGATAATGGTGAACTTACGGAAGAATACGTTAAATGGAAAGCAAAAGTAAATAAAATCATTGATAAGTTTAAAGGTTTTGTAAAAGAGATTTATGTTATCTATGACGATAATGATAAAGAACCTTTGTTAAGCTATAAAGATTCTCCTTCTGATAAAGGCAAGGAAGTATGGGAAAAGTTATATGAAAAAAGAGAAATTGTTGAACAGTAAAAAAGAATCATATAATTGGTTAAGATTTTTTGGTGAATTAATATTGGTTATTTTAATTTCACCGATTTTAATTATATTAACTATTGTATTTGTTATTGTAGAATGGTTAATAAAATTATATGAAAAATATTTCAAAAAGCATTGACATATCGTACAAAATATGTTATGATAAATCTATCAAATTAATAACGAAAGGAAAATATAAACAGTGGCAGAGAACACAACTGAATTAAAAGAAGTAGAGTTAGAACTTAACAAGGTGGTTTTAACAGGAACTATCACAGAGGATTTTACTTATCACCATTCCACAAAAGGAGCAAATATTTATAAGAGTTTCATTTGTGTAAAAAGAGATAGTGGTACTGATGATGTACTTCCTATCATGGCTTCTGAAAAAGTCCTTAAAGAAGCATTTTCACTTACTGAGGAAAAGTCCTACGGCTCACAGAATTATACAGTCTGCATTGAGGGAATTATGGCTTCTTACAACGAGCATATTGAAAACGGCAAGAGTAAGTTAATCTTATTTGTTAAACCAAATAATATCTTAATCGTTGCTGACAATACAAAACCAAGTAATAACATTGAAATTACTGGTTATATTGTAAAAGATGTAATTGTAAGAAAAACCCCCGGTCTTAAAGATGAGAAAGGTATTTGGGTTAAACAGGAAAGAACTATTGCTGATGTTATGTTAGGTGTTAATATCAATACAAATAAGCGTAGTGTATCTTATTACATTCCTTGTATCTTTTGGGGCAAAGCCGCTTCTGCTATTGGTAAATTAGGAATTGGTACACAGGTTAATATTCATGGACGTGTTCAGAGTAGAAAGTACAATAAGCGATATGAAAACGGTAATGTTGAAGAAAAGATTGCTTATGAAATTTCTGTAGCAGATGCAATGTTAGTTAGCAAAAACGGTGAAGTAAGCAATTTAGTGAAAGTTGAACCAAAGAAACCTGTAAAAGAAAAACGTAATAAAGTCACAGTAAAAACTAGACATAATCCAAATGGATTCAACTTAGATTAATTCAGAAAAAAGTAAAAGCACTCTTATATAAGGGTGCTTTTATTAGTATAAGGAGTATATATGCAAGTAAAAGAAATTTTGCCTAATATTGATTTGTCAAGATGGGAAGAACAATATTTAGAAGCGTTTGGTATTAAAGATGTTGAAGAATATTTGTATCCTACTTACAAATACGTAGAACGCCCAGAACGATATGATAATATGGAAGAAGGAAAAGAATTATTACACAAGATATTAAGCAATCAGACTAATCATATAGGAATTGTACAAGATTGCGATTGTGACGGTTTGTTTTCTGCTGTTATGATGTATAATTTTCTTAAAAACGATTTAAAAGTTAAGAATCCTATTTTCATATATTTTCATTCAGATAAAAAACATGGTATTACAGAAAACGTACAGAACTGGGTACTGCATAATGAAATTAATTTGTTAATTGTGCCAGATGCAGGTAGCAATGACTATCAAACACAAGAAGATTTGAATTTCCTTAATACCCATATATTGATAATAGACCATCACAAGATTGCTCCGTATAAAAGGGAATATATTAGTAATTATGAAACAGTGGTGATTAGTAATCAGCAAGGTTGGGTAAAGAATAAATGCCTTAGTGGTACTGGTGTTGTGAATAAATTTATTAAATATTATTGTAATAATACTCAAAGTTGTAAAACAAGTGTAAGTGCAAAATATGTAGACTTGGTAGCATTTAGTTTAGTGTCTGATAATTGCAATATGCTTTCACAAGAGAATAGAGATTTTCTAATGGTAGGCACTTCTATAACAAATATGCAGAATGAATTTTTAGCTTATCTGAATGAAAAATTAAACTATACTAATGAAGTTACTTGGAAGTCGATAGGGTTTATGATTTGCCCTTATCTTAACGCAGTATGTAGGAGTGACAACCAACAGTTAAAAGCTGAGTTATTTTTCTGTTTTACTGGTGGTCATTCAGAAATGTTTGAAAGCGTATTAGCCAAAATTAAAGACCAGAAAGCTATACAAGATAAGATTGTTGCTGAAACGGTTAAAGACGGTTGTAACATGGTTCTACGCACTGATAACGTACCGTTGTTAGGCATTAAGTATCTTGAAAACGTGGAACAGTACCCTTACAGTGGTTTGATCGCTAATAAATTGAAAGACGAAATTCCGATTATGTTTGCTACGCATGAAAATAATGGTTATGTAACTGGTTCTTGCCGGTCTGATTATGAAATTCTTGAATTATGTCAAGATAGCGGTTTATTTGAAATTGCACAAGGACATGATAAAGCCTTTGGAATTGGATATAAAAAAGAAAATGAAGAAAAGATTTATAAATATATTCAAGACAAATTTACTAATGAAAAAATAGAATTACCGTCAATTCCAGTTGTGAAAAGTTATGATTTGGAAAAAGATGATTTGCCCAAATGCTTATTTGGATTTGCAGACCAGTGGGAATGTATCTGGAATAATAATTTAATTAAGCCAGTTTTTGCCATTGATTTTAAATTGAATGTTTCTGATGTAGAGGTGATTGGTAAAGACAAAAAGACGCTACGGTTTAGTAAAGATGGGGTAATATTCATTAAGTTTAAAGAGAGTGAGAACTGGTTAGATGATATGTCAGAACGGTTTGTACTGGCTTCTACTATTTGCAACCTATCTATAAATTATTGGAATGGTCGGAAATATTATCAAGCCATTATTGAGGAATGGGAAATTAAGGAAATCCCACAAGAGGCAAAAGAAATTAAACCACTTTCATGGGACGAAGTATGGTAAAATGTATTGATTTTATATAAATTCTATGATATAATAGAGAATATGAAAGGAGAAATATATGGAAAAATTTAAAGACAAAACTTATGTTGTAGTTTGTAGTGATTTTGAAAAAGCTAGAAACGCCATGAGAAAAGAAATGTATAAGCATTATCAAAGAGATAGTGACGAACCAAGTATTACCAGAGAGATTAAAAGTACAACGATTAATGGTAGTAAAATCAAAGAAACTTACAGAGGGAATTTAAGGTTAATGGAAAATGTTGATAAAAATTATCTTTTTGGATATATTTATTCCAGATTAAATCCTTTTGAAAGTATTAAAATTTCATGGCTGAATATTGGTGAATTTAAGAATCTGCCAAAAGTTAATTTTGGATTTTATGATGATGTTGTAAAAATTATTATTGTAGGTAATGACGGTTTATCATTTTATCTTGATAATTTAAAGAAAAGTTTTGGTGCAGACGTAGAAATTGAAATTGTGATGTAAAAGGAGAGAATGTCATGATTAATGACGTAACTTATGAACTGATTAGAATTGTAAAGAAAATTGATTTAAACAATAGTCTGTTTGAGAGAACGGAAGAAAGCAACATTAGTAAAATTGTAAATAAGGATATTGAGAATGTTATTAAAGAAATGGTAGAAACTGATAGCCAGTTCAGATTTAAGAAAAGCATTTTCGATAGACAATACAAAATGAGTGTTGATTATTCAAAATGTGGTGAAGTGGTTATTAAACCTAAAGAAGGGTTGGGGTTGATAACTATTATGGAGATTGATGAATTTTTAGAGGTGCTGAGTTTTAGGATTTATAAAGGGATTGAGAAAGCAAAAGAAGAGCATGAAAATTGGAAGTTATGGAAAATGAATAAGGTGAAGTTAGAGAAATATATTTAAGTTGTACTAAAGGAGAATTAATATGATTGATACTTATACTACTTTGCATTGCCATTCAGAAATAAGTTCGGCTGTATTAAGATTTGCTGATGCTATATGTCATATTAAAGATAGTATGGAATGGTGTTATGAAAATAATCTTAGAGGTTATGCCATTACTGACCATCAAAGCTGTAGCGGATATGTCACTCTTGAACAGAGTTACAATGCTTTAAATGTCGAAAGACCATTTCAGCATATCTTTGGTAATGAATGTTATTTAATTTCACAAGACGAAGATAATTTAAGATTCTCAGAAAATCAACGTCCTTATTATTGGCATTATTTAGTAAATGTACTTGACCCAGAGGGTTTAAAGCAGATGTATGAATTATCTGCTAGAGCATGGCTACGGAGTTATACTTATAAAGGTTTACTCCGTAGACCTAATTTCTATTCAGATTTTGAAGAAGTAGTAGGAAATAACCCCGGACATTTAGTTGTTTCAACGGCTTGTGTTTCTGGATATTTACCACATTGTATCTTAACAGATGATGTGATAAATGGTGATAAATTTATTAAATGGAATCAGCAAGTATTTGGCAAAGATAATTTTTATCTTGAATGTCAGCCTTGTTATTCTGATAACGAAGAACAGATAAAAGTAAATAAAGCGTTATGGAAAATTCACGAAGAAAAAAATATTCCTATTATTGTTACTACTGACGCTCATTATCAAAGACCAGAAGATAGATTTATTCATACTACGTTTTTAAAAAGTAAAGATGGTGGCGATAGTAGAGAACCAGAAAAGTTTTATAAAACTACTTATCTGTTTACACCACAAGAATTAAGAGAAAGTTTGTATAACAGTGGTTTTAATGATAATCAAATTGATACAATGTTTCAGACCACTAATAAAATTGCAGATAAAGTACAACCTATTACCATTAAAAAAACTACTAGAGTGCCAAGTTTACCTAGCTTACCAGAGTTTGAAATTAAACATAAATATAAAGAATATTATGAAAAATATCCTTTACTTAAATATTATGCTAATTCTTCTGATTTAAAAGAACAACATTTTTATTATGAAATAGAAAAAGGTTTGATTGATTTGTTTAAAATTCATCCAGAGTATAATTTAGATGAATATTTAAGTAGAGAAAATCTTGAAATGGAACAAATTTTTGGTCTTGGTAAAGTATTTAAAGGCGAAAGAATGTCAGATTACTTTACAGTGGTACAAAAAGTAATTGATTTAATTTGGAGCAAAGGAGATAGTTTAGTAGGGATTGGTAGGGGTAGCGCTGGTTGTTATCTTACAAACTTTTTACTGGGTATTACTGGAATAAATCCAATGCTTGAAGATGTAAAAGAATTTTATCCTTGGTGGAGATTTTGCTCGATAGCAAGAAGTGAAAGTATTTTTGACATTGATATTGACGTGCAAAGTTTCAAGAAAGAACAAATAATAAAAGCAATAAAAGATTATTTTGGTGAACGAAAAGTATGTCAGTGTGTAACATGGGGAACGCTTTCCTCTAAAACAGCGCTTGAAAAAGCGGGAAAAGGATTAGGAATACCAGACGAAAGCATTGGATTTCTTAAAAGTCTTATTAAAGTAAAGAGAGGAAAGATATATTCTTTAAAAGATTGTTTATACGGAAATCCAGAAAAAGGTAGAGAAAAAGTACCAGAATTTATCAAAGAAATTAATAAATATCCAGACCTTTTAAGAGTGGCTTTGGCTTTTGAAGGAATGATAGTTTCTTCTGGTGTTCACGCAGGTGCTTTAAACGTTCTTAAAGAAGATTTTACTGAAACAGGTTCATTAATGGTTTCTTCAAGTGGAAGTATCGTAAGCCAGTTTGATTTACACCATGCAGAATATGCAGGAGATTTAAAATTTGATTTACTTTCCATTGACTGTTTGCAAACAATTAGAGCAGAATTAGATAGTTTGCTTGCACATAATTATATTAAATGGCAAGGCTCTTTAAGAAAAACTTATAACAGATATTTAAAATATGACAGCTTGGAATTATCGCAACCTAAAATGTGGGATTTGTTACCTACAATGTTAAATGCTTTTCAATACGACACAATGGCAGGTAAACAAGCTTTAAGAAAAATTCAACCAAGAAACGTTACAGAACTTACTTTATCAAATGGCTTAATGCGTTTACAAGTTGAAAATGGTGAACAGCCAATGGATAAATATGTTCGTTACAGAAAGAACATCAATGATTGGTACAAAGATATGGACGATTTTGGTGTTCCTAAAGACGAGCAAGAAATTTTAAAGAAATATTTATTAATTTACAGTGGACTTTGTATTACTCAGTCTACTACTATGGCTATTTTAATGGATAAAAATGTATGTAATTTTACTATGAAAGAAGCAGATAGGGCTAGAAAATGTATTGCGAAGCGTAATGAAGAAGCATTAAAAGAAACAGAAGAAAAATTATATTTAAAAGGAAAAGAATGTGGAAGAAGTAAAGCATTTCTTGATTATTTATGGAAAGTTCAAATAGAAATGTCTAAGGCTTACGCGTTTGATGGTAGCCATTCGCACGAGTATTCTATAGAATGTATTCAAGAAATGAATCTTTATTTTAAGTTTCCAAAAGTATTTTGGAATTGTGCTGTAGTAACAACTCAGTCACAGTCAGAAGATGAAAGAGAACGTAGTTCAAATACAAAAAATTATAGCAAAATTGCTCAATCTATTTATAAAGCAAAAGAAAATAATGTATTAGTTGATACACCAGATATTAACAAGTCTGAATTATCTTTTACACCTTTAGTAGAGGAAGATAAAATTTTATTTGGACTTGGTGGTGTAACCAAAATCAATCGTGATGTTTATTCAGATATTTTATCTGGTAGACCATACAATTCATTCAAGGAATTTTATGATTATCATAAAACTCATAAATTTCCTACAAATAAAGTTGATGAAAGAGGTAATGTAATTTATCGTAATTCATCAGTGACACGTAGTATTATGATTGTGTTAATCAAGTCTGGTTGCTTCAATTATTATTCTACAGATAGGGTATCAATGGTTAAATGGTTGGTAACTTGGGAGTTTCCTGCTAAGACGGAACTTTCTATGTCTAATCTTCCTAAAGCCCTAGAATTGGGTTGTACTTTTTCACCTACTCTTGTAAAAGCATATAGATTTAGAAAGTATGTATTAAGTCCACAATTCTTTTATAAGAAGAACGATAATTTTAAATCCAAAAAAGATTATATACTAGAACCTAAGTTTGCAAGACCTTACTTTGAAGAAAAATATATTGATAAACTTACAGAGGAAAAAGATTACTACTATGAAAATGATATGCTTATTGTAGTAGATAAATCTTTAGACAAAGTATTAAAACCAGAACTTGAAGCGTTATCAAAAGAAATGAATAACGAGAATATTATAAAGGAATTTAATAAGAAAAATTGGCAGAATGAATATCTCAATCTTGTTAAAACTGAAAATCAAGAAATGTGGTATTTTGATACTGTATCTTATTTTCCAGAAAAACATGTGTTATGGGGAATCGATAAAAACTTTTATAATATTCAAGATTACAAAGATTTACCGCAAGAGCCACAGTTTATTGAAAAATCTGACAAGTCTGGTAAACGTACTTGGAGAATTTATGATTTGTCTAAAATAGCGTGTTGCGTTTTATCAAGAATTGATGACAAACATATATTAAATGTATTGACTACTGACGGAAAAGTTGTGCTTGTTAAGTTTAACGCTGGACAATACGCTTATTATAAACGTGATATTGCGGAAACAGACGAATACGAAGCAGATAAATCTTGGTTATCAAGAGGAAACATATTGATTATCAGTGGCTACCGTAGAGGTGAGGACGAATTTGTAGCAAAGAAATATCGTAATTCTATTTACCGTCACAGTGTAATCAAAGTAACCAACATTAACCCAGACCGTAGCTTAGATTTACAATTTGACCGTATTGATAAATTGGACGAAGGAGATGATAACTAATGCCTAATCCAGTAGGTAGACCGCCAATCTATCCAAAAGAAAATTGCTCGGATTGTGACTATTGTATTTACGATAAAAACCATAAATTAGATACTTGTATATTCACATTTAATTTTTTTGAAGCAAGAAAAAACCCTAGATGTGAAAACTTTACTAATGAACATGGTAATCCATATCGCAAGAAAAAGGTCATTAAAACTACAAAGAAATTAAGAAAAATCAAAAGGAAAAGAGAGATTTAGTTCTCTCTTTTCTTTATTTTCCATTGACAAAATGCTTGAATTATGCTATAATTTTCCTAAAGTTGAGATAATATTATCAAATTTAAACAAGGAGAAAACATTATGGAAAACATTATTAAAAATGTCAAATGTAAAATTATTAGACAAATTTACGCTTCTAATAATTTCCGTACATTTGGTTGTATTTTAACAGACAACAAAGACGAAGATAAAATTGTATTAAACAAATATGGTAACTTTACTATTTCTGGTGATTTACCTTTTCTTAATGAAGGTGAAGAATATACTTTAGACCTTAAAGAAACTACTCACCCTAGATTTGGTGTTCAGTACACAGTAGATAAAGTTGCTGACTATGAAATGATGAATGACTTAGACCATATGCCAGTTGAACAGTCTAAGGAAATTCTTACAAAATTCACCACAGAAAAGCAAGCTGATACATTACTTTCGGTTTATCCTAATTTCATTTCCATGATTATCAATGGTAAAGCAAATGAGATTGATTTATCTAAATTGAAAAACATTAAAGAATACCGTATGAATTGTTATATTAGAGAAATCAATACACGTTTCAAATACTACTATATATTAGCCAATAACAAGCAGTACAAGCTGACTATTAAAGACTGTCAAGAATTAGATAACCTTTATGGTACTGTAGAGCATGTAGATGAAAATATTCAGAAATACCCTTATAAAGTATTCATGGACAATTTACATAGGAGTTTTCCAACAGTGGATAAAATGCTTATGGAGATTCGTCCAGAATTAAAAGAAACAAATGATAGGATTGAACACTTGGCACTACACATTCTTAATCTTAATGAAGAGGATAACAATACTTATATGGACGCAAATACTATGGCTATGTATTGTGCTGAAATAGATAAAGATTGTATTAAACATATTAAGGATATTTGTGTTAATAGTCCGCTTATCTGGTATGATGATGAAAGCAAACGTATCGCAAAAGCAGAAACATATATAGCTGAAAATAATATTGCTAATTTCATTTTAGATAAGATTAAGAATAATAAAGAGTTAGATTTACCTTGGGAAAAGTATAAAAAGATTAAAGATGGTGAATTGACGGAAGAACAGAGTGAATTACTACATCAATTTTGCAAAAAGTCAATAGTAATGCTTACTGGTAGAGGTGGCTGTGTAGATTGTGAAACAGAGTTCTTTACTGGAACTGGTTGGAAAAAAATCAGTGAATATAATAAAAATGATAAGGTTTTACAGTGCGATTTGAATTTAAACGCAACTTTAGTAAAACCATTAAGATATATTAAAGAACCTTGTGATAAAATGTATGAAACCAAATCTGTTTTTTTAGACCAAAAATTGTCAACTGACCATGTTATTGTTACAGCTGATTATAGAACTGAAAATTTAAAATTCACTGAGTTAGAATGGGCTTTAATAAAAGACGAAGAGTTAAAAAATGGTTTCATAGAAAAAATACCAACTACTTTTATTTATAACGGAAAAGGAATTAATTTAACAGAGGCGGAAATTAGAGTTATGTGTGCTGTTATGGCAGATGGAACATTTTCAAGTAAAAATTTAAAAACTAAAATGTGCAGAATTGCTGTAAAAAAAGATAGAAAAAAAACACGTTTGAGAATGTTACTAAAACAAGCTAATATTTCATATTCAGAAAAATTACCTACAGAAAACAATAAATCAAAACAAGGATATTCGTTTTTCTTTTTTAACGCACCTAGGAGAGAAAAAGTATTTACTGAGTATTGGTATAATTGTACTTTGGAACAATTTAAAATTATTGCAGAAGAGGTAATATACTGGGACGGTAATGTTGCTAAATATTATAACCAACCAACTTTTAACGACCACGAAAGATTTTCGACAACAAAAAAAGAAACCGCAGACTTTGTTCAATTTGCATTTGCTGTTTGTGGAAATAATTCAACAATTCAGACTTTTGATAGACACAGATTAAGAAAAAAAATAGAAAAAAATGGTGAAATCTATCATTCCTTAGAATATAATGTGTCTAAAAACAAATATTCTTATCGTAGAATACCTATGAAAAAATATAGAAATAATGAAGATATTTATGCTTTTAGAGAATGTAAAACTACAGACGGTTATAAATATTGTTTTGAGGTTCCTAGTGGAATGTTAGTTTTAAGAAGAAATAATAAGATTTTTGTTAGCGGAAATTGTGGAAAAACTTCAGCAATACTAGCACTTTTATCTATGTTAGACGATGTTGGAATTACTTATACGCTTTTAGCACCTGTTGGCAGAGCCGCACAACGTTTATCAGAACAAACTAATAGACACGCTTCAACCATTCATAAACGTTGTCTTACTGGTGAAATTGATTCTGATGTAATTATCGTAGACGAAGTTTCAATTTGTGGTTTAGACCATTTTTCAATGATTTTAAAAGCTTGTACTAATCCAAAAGCAAGAATTATTCTTATTGGTGACAATCATCAGCTACCGTCAATTTCTTTGGGTAATGTTTTAAATGATTTAATCAATAGTAAACTTATTCCACAAGTTGAATTAACCAAAGTATTCCGTTATGGGCAGGGTGGTTTATCAGCGGTTGCATCTGATATTTATGATAAAAAACTTTACACAACACAACTTAATCCAGACAAACTTATCAATACTCTTGGTGCTAACAAAGACTACACTTTAATCAAAGCAGATGGTACACCAGAACAGATTGTAGATATTTATGTTGAAAAAATTAACAAAGGTATCAAACCTATTGACATTGCTGTTATTACCCCATGGAATGTTAAAGAACTTGGTACTTACAACCTTAACAATATGATACAATCGGCTATCAATCCTGCAAAAGCAAATGAACGTAGTGTTACAAGGCAGTACAGCAAAGTAACAATCACTTTTAGAAAAGGTGATATAGTGATGAACACTAAGAACAATTATTCAGTTCCTACTTATGAGGGTTATAAAGAAATGTTGGATGATGGCAATAACGATACTACACTTATCACGAAAACAATTGCGGTATTTAACGGTGATATTGGAAAAGTACTCGAAATCGACCAGTTTAACAATATTATCATTCAGTTCAATGAGGATATGGTGGTATTTGATTATTCTTTGGCTCAGAATCTTGTGCTTGGATATTGTGGAACTATTCATAAATATCAAGGTTCACAGTGTCCACATATTATCTTACTTACGGAAACTTGCCACGAAAAGAGTTATAATAACAATTTGCTTTATACTGGTGTTTCAAGAGCAAGTAAAGAAGTAACTCATATTGCTGATATTGGACTTGTTAATCGTTGTATTCCTATTGACGGAAACGAAAACAGACAGACGCAGTTGAAAGACCTTTTGCTTGACGGTTATAAGAAAATTTCAGAGGGCTACAACTCAGTAACAGACAGTACAGACGTTTCTGATACGGAAGATGAAGAAGATTACGAAGATGAAGATGATAGCTTAGATTTAGATTTTGATGATTGGGATTAAATTGAAAGGAAGTGATAATATGTTTGAAAGGTCATATGCTATTACTATTAAAGATAAACAAGGTAAAATTTATTACCTTACAGAAGAAATGACTTCTAATATTTGGTCAAGAAAAGACGGAAGTAAAAAAAGTAGTAACGAATATAATTATTTCTTTAGAAAAAGAACAGAAGATGTATGTTTACACAATGTTAAACTTTTTTCAACAAAACAGATTGCTAAAGATTTTTGGAACGAAAAATTTGAAAACAATGAAAATGTTTGGAACCAGATTTACAGTTGCTATGATACAAACACACTTGCTGTTTGTAAAATCGTCCTTGTTAGAAAGGTTGAAGAACTGTTATGAAATATTATATTAAAACATTCTGTGATATTTATGAAGATGAACAAAAACCCCTTACGCTAGTTTGGTGTAAGGGGGAATATTACGAAGTATATAGTGAAAGTGATAACTATATATACTGTGATAACGAATATTTAAGAAAACTCAATCAAGATAACTTGTCTTTAAATAATTATATAGCAAAAGCGTGGTTAAATATTAAAGGCATTGCAAAAGTTAAAGGCAGATTACCATTAAATTTCATTAAACTTTCAGAGGAAGAAGTTAGTGCAGAAAAGGAGAAAAGTAATGTTAGAGAGAATTAAAAATTGGATAATCAAAGTATGGGATAAACGTAAGGACAATTTAGAGCCAGAAGAATATAATTTATCACATGATAAATTTGCAAAACTTATATTTAATGATATACTTACAATAATACCATCACTTATGCAGTCGGAATATAATACTATTTCAGTTAATTTTTGCAATATAAAAAAAGAAAGGCTTATTATTCAAGTATTTTGTAATATTTACAGAAATAGCAAAAATTCTAAATTTCAAAGAGAACGTTGTAATAGAAAAGATTATTATTGGCATTTTGATTTATATATTGATAAAAACAACTTCGGTAGTAGTTATCAACAATTAGTTACTGCTAGAAATATTTTAAAAAGTCTTATTAAAGAAGAACCGCATTATTCACAAGACGAGATAAGTAATTTAATGGAAAAAGCTAGGGAGTTAGATAGAGAGAATATCGAAGAAGATGTAGATAACTCTTGACAACTCAACATATAGTATGCTATAATAAAAACGTGCCTAAATCTAGTGGTTTTATTTAAAATCCGATTAGGCACGTTTTAGTTTTATGGTAACACTTAGTATAAGCGTTTCAGATTCACAAATGATGAAGTTTATCGTGTAAATAAATTAAACAAGTGTTAGCACGGTTATAATGCTTGATAACTTGTTAAAAAATAGAAAGTGAGGTCTTTGTGAAATGGTAATTAAACGAAATGGTCAAAAGGTAGAATTTGAAAAAAGTAAAATAAGAGAAGCTGTAAAAAAAGCATGGGTAGAAGTTAAAAACGGAATTAACAATAAAGGTAATTCTATTTGTGACTATGTTGCAGATGAAATTGAAATTGAATACAAAGAATTAAAAAATGAAATATCTGTAGAAGAAATTCAAAACAGAGTTGAAGATTTACTTATGGATAGTGGTGAAAAACAAGTTGCTAGAGCATATATCAGATACAGATATAAAAGAGAACTGGTGAGAGAGCCAAATGAAGAATTATATAAAATGATAAGTGAAAAGTTAAATCCTATTGAACCAGATAGACAAAACGCTAATGTAGATGGTGAAAGTTTTGGCGGAAAAGTTGGTTCTATTTCAGACGAAGTATTAAAACAATATGCTTTATATAACTGTATGTCTAAAAAGAGTAGAGAAAATCATTTAAACAATGAAATTTACGAACATGATTTAAACTCTTATGCTACTGGTAGTCATAATTGTATAACAATTCCTTTTGATGATTTATTAGCAACTGGATTTACCACTAGACAAACAGATGTAAGACCTGCTCAATCTGTTAGTACAGCATTTCAATTAGTAGCAGTAATCTTTCAGCTACAAAGTTTAATGCAATTTGGTGGTGTAGCCGCTTCTCATTTGGATTGGACAATGGTTCCTTATGTAAGAAAAAGTTTTGGAAAACATTTTAAAGACGGACTTTTATATTGCGAAGATAAACTTTATGATACAGCATGGGACTATACAGAACATTCTATTGACGAAGAAATTTATAATACTTATCCAAAAGCATATAAATATGCTATGAACATGACTACAAAAGAAGTGTATCAGGCAGTAGAAGGTATGTATCATAATCTTAATACTTTACAATCAAGAAGTGGCAACCAATTGCCGTTTACATCAATTAATTACGGTACTTGCACATTACCAGAGGGTAGAATGATTACAAAAGCATTACTTGACACTTCTATTAAAGGTATTGGTAAACTTCATAGAACTTCAATATTTCCTTGTGGAATTTTTCAGTGTATGAAAGGAGTAAATCAAAAAGAGGGTGAACCAAATTATGATTTGTTTAAACTTGCTTTAAAATCTACGGCACAAAGATTATATCCTAATTACGCTAATGTTGATTGGAGTGGTAATTTTGGATATGATAAGAATGACCCTAGAACGTATTTTGCAACGATGGGATGCAGGACAGCAAACGGTTGGGATATTAATGGTTTTGGTCAGTTAAAAGACGGACGAGGAAATATTTGTCCTGTTACAATTATTATGCCAACATTAGCAATGCAAGCAAAAGAAAAAACAAATAACACTTCTGACACAATAAAAGAATTTATGAAAACACTTAATACTAAAATTTATGAAGCTAAAGATATGTTACTTGAAAGATTTGAATGGATTTGTTCACAATCTCCTACCTCAGCCAAATTCATGTATGAAAATAATGTTATGGCTGGGTATGTTCCCGAGGAAGGAATACGTTCGGCATTAAAACATGGAACATTAGCCGTAGGACAAGTTGGTTTAGCAGAAACTCTTCAAATTTTAATCGGAAAAGACCACACAACAGAAGAAGGTATGAGATTAGCAAAAGAAATTGAAGGACTTTTTAAACAAAGATGCGAAGAATTTAAGCACAAATATATGCTAAATTTTGGGGTTTACTTTACACCGGCTGAAAATTTATGTTTTACTTCAATGCAAAAATTTAAAGAAAAATATGGAATAATCCCTAATGTTTCTGATAAAGAATTTTTCACAAATTCAATTCATGTACCTGTATGGAAAGAAATGACACCTTTTGAAAAAATTGACATAGAATCACAATTAACTGGTTATAGTTCAGCAGGTTCAATCACTTATGTTGAATTATCTGGTTCTGTAAAAAATAATATAGAAGCATTGGAAACTATTGTAAAATACGCAATGGAAAAAGACATTCCTTATTTTGCCGTTAATGTACCTAATGATATGTGTGCTGATTGTGGGTATACAGATGAAATAGGAGAAACTTGTCCTATTTGCGGTGGTAAACATATAAAAAGATTAAGACGAGTGACAGGTTATTTGACAGGGGATTATACAACGGCATTTAATAAAGGAAAGCAACAAGAAGTAAAAATGAGAACAAAACATATGAAATTCAAATAAAAAAATACAAAATTATAAAATAATATATTGACAAATTCCTCCTTTTATGTTATAGATATATAATATATCATATAAAGGAGGATTTTATATTATGGCTACAAAAAATAATCAAAATGATATAAAAATTATAGAAAATATCAAAGTAAAAGTTATTGATGATAAACATTATGAATTACTAAATGTTAGAAAAGTTGAAAATAAAAGAGCCAAACCAATTATTGTAGAAATTGATAGAAACGGTTGCTGGAATTGTGTTAGTCATTTTCCCAACAAAAAAAGAGGAGGTTATATTTGGGTAAGTAATGGTAGTAACAAAAAACAAGGACTTCATAGGTTGGTTTTAGAAAGAAAATTAGGAATAAAAATAAGTAAAGATTTAGGAACTTTAACTAGACATACTTGCGACAATCCTAAATGTTGCAATCCACAACATCTATTAATAGGAACCCCATTTGATAATATAAAAGATATGGAAGAAAGAAAAAGAGCATTTTGGCAAAGAAAAAACTACAAAGAACTTATGTCACAATTTCAAGATAGTTGGGTGGATAAAGCTACTGTTATTAATATATGTAACGATTTTATGAATGGCGAACACAATTTTAGTAAATTAGATAAAAAGTATAATGTTTGTAGAAATATTACCTCTAATATAATTCACAAAAAAACTTATACAAATATTACAAAAGAATTTAATTTTGAAAAAATATTAAAAGAAGATTATGAAAAAAAAGAACAATTTTTCATTAATGTTCTTAATTTTAAAAAAATGGGATATACAAATCGAGAAATAGCGGATTTTTTAAACACCAACAGAGAAACCGTTAGGAATATCGTTAATGATACTTGGGAAATAAAATATAAAAAAATTAAAGACATAGAAAGCAAAGTAGATACTGAACCTTTTGTATATATTTCTGGAATAGAAAAATGCTCTGTTTCAAACGGTGTTGGATTTAGAACTGTAGTGTTTTTTTCTTTTTGCAATATACATTGTGAAGGATGTCAAAATAAAACTACTACTTGGGAATTAAATTCTGGTAAGAAAATAAAAATAAAAGATTTAACAAAAATTTTATTAGATTTACCACAAGACATTACTCTGTCTGGCGGAGAGTGTCTTTGTCAATATAAGGGGGTGGAATTATTACTAAAAGAATTAAAAAAAGCCAATAAAAACATTTGGGTATATACAGGAAGAACCTTTGAAGAATTATATGAAGAACTTGGTTTTCATAAAAAAAAGAAGTATATAAATTGTTTAAAAAATATAGATGTTTTGGTAGACGGTAAATTTGAAAAAGATAAAAAAGATTTAACATTACCGTTTAGAGGAAGTTCCAACCAACGAGTAATAGATGTAAAACAGACCCTCTCAACTCACACCCTAACACTTTATCAACCAAACTAACCAAACGCCTGTTACCATGGTTATACTGGTTAGTAACCATATCAGAACAATATTCAACTAAGTAAGCACATAAAATAAACCCTCCGACTTATTGGAGGGTTTTTATTTAATCTGTATGAAATTTTAAATCAAAATATTTGTCAATATCTTAATCCTCTCCTTTATTTTCGTACATATAAACGCCATGTTCTTGATATATCTTAATATTGTGATTTTCTTCAACTTTTAAATCACAATTAGTATGAAAATCACAAAAAGTACAACTTATAAATCCGCACTCCATAAAGCAACTATCACTTTTCTTAAATTGCTTAGATAATGTTCCGTCTAGTTTTATTTTATAATCCTCAGTAAATTGCATTATATGATGATATTGTAGTCTACCACCACAAATAGGACATTTGTTTAAAATCTTAGCCATTTATATCACCTTTAATTAAAATATTTCATTTTTACAATAGTTCCACCTTTTTTAGCACTTTCACTAAAAATTTTATGACAATTATCACACACTGTATTTTTATTATCTTTATCTAAAGGTAAACCACAATTATAACACAAATGATTTTCTAATCTATATTGTCTGTTTTTAGTTAGGTCTTTTAATTCATTGTTTTTTAAATTATGTCTTTCCCTATCTTTAGCAAGGCAAATGCCACAACGTACTCTATTGTTCATAGCTTTTCTTTTACCACATTCTGCACATAAACCTTTTTCTTTTCTTTCTAATTTAACCTTTCTCTTTTGCTCTAAATCTTTGTCACGATATTTTAACTTAAACTCTTTATATTCTTCCTCCGACATTGATTCTTTTCTTTTTTGTCTATATTCATATGCTTTTGCTTTACATAATAAACACATTCGTTCATCACCATAGGTACGTTCTTTAAAACAGCATGTACATAAATGATGTTCTATGGCAAATTTTCTACTGTCTTTACTCCATTGTCTATTGTATTGAAGTCTTTTTTCTTTATCTTTATACATTTTATTCTCCTTTGGTATTAAGCACCACTATATAGATTTCTATTATCTACTTTTCTATATTCTCAACCAGAATCAACATTATATATTAACTTAGCTAAACAACATTTATACTGTGGCTTTAATATATCGTAAGAAATATCATTGCACCAATCTAAACTTAACTCTTTCATTTTACTATAATTTTTTGTACCAGTTTTCATATACTCACCACCTTTCTTATATAGAAATTATACAACACTTCCTATATAAAATCAATAGAAATTTCATTTTAAATAGTCTGAATATTTAACATTTTTTATACAAAAATCTAACACATAATTTTATAAAAACCATTGACTTTTACTATAAAAAGTATTATGATTAACGTACAAAACAATACAAAATATATCAAAGGAGATTAATTATGAATGAAAAATCAGTAAGATTAAAACCAAAATTTAAAGTGGGTGATATTGTTGCAATTAAATTATTACCAGACATTTACACAAAATTAAAAGAATGTGGAATTGTAAGCACTGATACTTTTTATAATTCATTGCTATTAGATACTGGTGTAGTTATCGAAACTAACGCAAATAATATTTTACCTTATCTTATTTGGTTTAAAAATACAGAAAAGAAATTTTATTTACCAGAAGAATTACTTGAACCAATTACCACTTCTAATGAAGTATCTAATAATAAAAAAATCAAAATCAAATACCATGAACCTATCACACCACTTGAAAATATCAACGGTGCAAATTCAGATTGGATTGATTTAAGATGTGCTGAACCTAATGGAATTGACTTGAAAACTGGTGAATTTAAACTTATTTCTCTTGGTGTAAGTATGAAACTTCCAGACGGTTATGAAGCACATATCGCACCAAGAAGTAGTACATTTAAGAGCTGGGGAATCCTTGAAGTTAATTCAGTTGGTGTGGTGGATTCGTCCTTCTGTAGCAATGAGGACATATGGAAGTTCCCTGCTTACGCAACCAGAGATACACATATCGACTTTAATGACCGCATTTGCCAGTTCCGTATTGTAAAGAAACAGCCTATTATTATTTTTGAAAAAGTAGACCATTTAGACGGAAAATCAAGAGGTGGTTTCGGTAGTAGTGGTGTTAAATAAAAAATTCTATAAAAAAGGAGAAAAAAACATTATGACACTTTTAGAAGCAATCAAAGAAGCAGAAAAGAAACAGAAAAGTTTAGATGCTTGTGGTAAAGTTTATATTCGTAGAAAAAGTTGGGAAAATTTAATTGACCCAGTTAGCTTTAGATGGTTTTATGGTGAGCCGCTTTTTAAAAAAGCTGATATTAGTTATACTCCTAGTAAAGAAAGTTTATTAAGCAATGACTGGGAATTATTTACACGTTATTATTATTCAGAAACAAAAGAAAAAGAACCCAAACCAAAAACTACAACTATTTCAAAAGAAAACATTACAAATTCTATTGAGCAGATTATGCTTGTTAAAGGACTCCTCAAAGAAACACTTAAAAACGCAGATTTGATTGTAAAAGTCTTTCAAACTCGATATGGCATTAATTTTAATGACTTTGTGAAAAAACCAGAACTTATTACAGATAACGAAACAAGATTTTTATACTTGTTCACTAAACTTACAATGGAATGTATTGAGAATGTAGGGGGTTGTTTAAATAAAGTTATTGCAGAACTCGGTAATCCAGAAGTAGACGAAAAAACCGAATAGATACGAATAAGTAAAGAGGGGCTAACACCCCTCTTTTATTTTGTTAATCAAGTTATCGTTTTTAATGTCGTAATCTTCCTAACTCTTTGTTACTAACTGATACCATGTAATTTAATTATGACATTCTGTATAATAAAAAAGAGGGCTGTTTAAGCCCTCTTAATAATTTAACAAAATTTAAAAATTAGTACAAGTAAAACAATCATTATTAATATAATTCCTATTATAGATAACAAAGCCTGTGGTTCATTTAAACCAAGGTCTACTATAAAAGCAATAAATATTACAATTAAGAAAAATATAAGTATCACTGCCACTGCTAAGAGCATTAAACCAACGATTGATAACATACTCAAAAGTTATTTCTCCTTTAAACCTTTATTTATTGAACCTCACACCACTAAAGTAACGAGTGTTCTCGCCTTATTTAATAAAAACAGCTATAAGCATTGTCACCGTAGCAAATACTGATAAATAAGTAACAGCCTTTGCAAGTATAACAGCATAGTCATAATTACGTTTAGAAGAACTAATCATAAATATAATTACAAGTAAAATAAATGCAAATATTAAACTTAAAATAGAAATTGCCGATAAAGTAGAAGCTGTACTCATATTTTTATTTTCCTTTCGCTTTTTATCTTAATCTTCTTTATTAGTAAGTCCACTAAATTTAAGACTTCCATCATCACTTGCGCTAAATTTAATATTAACGTCTGATACCATAGCACCGTTTTCATCAAGATAATACCAACTACCATTATCTTCTAACAGTCCTTTTCTCATAGCACCAGTATCATCTAAATAATACCATTTATCATGGTACTTATACCAAGTATTAGTTAAACATGCCCCTGCACCATCAAAATAATACCAATTATCTTTATATTCAAGCCACTGATTAGAAATCATACCACCATCACCAGACAAATAGTACCACTTTCCATCTTCATAAAACCACTGACTTGTGATTAATTTTCCCTCACCGTCCATAACATACCAACGGTTATTATCATTCACCCATGAGTTTACTACAATAATTCCATTTCTATAATATCTCCATGAGCCGTTTACCTTAAAGAAACCGTTTTTATATTCAGTAACGGTATTATCATATATAATATCTTTAATCTTAAATGCTTTTTTCCATGGTGTCGAATTTAAGTTACTTTGGATAACCCCGTAATTGATACCTTTTGCTTCGATTACATGGCTATGGTCAAGTACAATGCCGATATGACCTTGTTTCCATACTGCATAGCCCAATTTATCATCTGTTAATTTAGACGGTGGGATTTTGCTGTTACCAGTCTGTTCAAACTGTCCAGAACCACGAATGATACCAGTATACCATGAAATTAGTCCAGAACAGTCAACAGCTTCTTCACCTACCCATTGTAAAGCCTTATTAATATAAGCTTGTGTGTAAATATTTGGATATTGCCTAGCCCATGAATAAATCTTAGTCTTAGTAAGAATCTCACCTTTAGCACCATAAACATAATGAACGCCTATTTTACTTTTGGCAAATTCCACTAAACCTTTTGCTGTTTTATTAGCCATTATTCTACTTTCCTTTCATATAATTTTAGAAAGCTATATGCTTCTACTTACGATAATAGCACATAGCTTTCTAAAAGTCAATAGATACACTTATATTTTTACTGATTTTTTATCCACACAAGTCTTACTTTACAGTTGCAAGTCTTATCGTCACCTTGGGATTTAAGATAAATTAAAGCATTGTAAGTACCGTCTGGTGTAATATCCAAAGAACAATGACCTACAAATGGGTTAGTATCATCAATAACCAAAGTAGCAGATATTGGAGTATAACCACTTTGCATTGCTAAATCGTAACTATACCATTGTTCCTCACCACTTGCGATTGTCAATTCATAAGCAACATCTGTATATTTAATGATAGAATTTACAGTATTGGTTACTTGATTTTCGTCAAAAGTCATTTTCCAAGCGTTCAGACTTTCAACGTCATGCTGGCATCTTTCAAAAGAATCCGCTAATGTTTTGAATTGACCATAATTTACCGCATCATTTTTCTGTTGTCCTGCCCTAATACCTCTTAAAATCACATCTTGGTTTATATCACCAGTATGAACGCCAGTAATAACTTTTACATATTCTGGAATCTTTGTATCAGTATTGATAGAAGCTTGTGAAGTTTCTCTGATAAAATAAGTATTGTTCGCACTATCATTAATTCCACCATAAATCTCTACAGCAGAAGTATTGATTAGCTTATACTGCTTCGTATCCAAATCTTTATTCGGAACAAAATCGCTTGGCAAATGAGTTTCAAAATACTTTTTATTAACAGCGTCAGTATCTTGAACAGGGGTATCTACACCTCTAACAATAACCGGATTGCCGTTTTTATCTGTTAAATCCAATATACCACTTGCTTCATCACCGTTTACAGTAAGATTAATACACATATTGGCGTTATCAGCTTTTTGAATAGTGACTTGATTTTCTGTAACAGAATTTACAATATCATCAACATATTTCTTATTAACAGCCATATTATCACCAGTAGGTTCAGCAATACCATCAATTTGAACTGGTGCAAGTGTTCCATCTTGAACACCTTTAGGATAAGTACCAACCAGTAAATGATATTCCTCACCAGTCATAGCAGAAGTTATAAAAGGAACTAATCTACCGTCTGTTAATGATACTGGGTCAGCAAAATAAAATCTGTCCCCACTATCCATTACCATGGAATTTTTAAACACATAAGCCAAATCATTTTGACCTAAAACAAATTCTTCTTGGCCACTGTCCAAAACTGGACTATGCTCAATCCCATATTCTTTTATATTATCAGCATATTTCTTATTTACAGTATCATTGTCGTTTGTTGGTGTATCAATTCCCCTAAGTTTAATATCTTTCTTTGTCTTAGGATTAGATAATTCAACAGTAGTTCCGTTATCAATTTCACTTGTAATTTCGTGAGGAATGATACCAACATATCCAGTTTCACCTAATGTCAATTCACTTGCGTTTTCAACTTGATAACCAGACATATTTATAGCACCTTGCATAGTACCACCGGATAAAGGCAAGTAATCACCAGTAGCAGTCGTTCCACCACCCGTTGTAACAGAAGTAACAGAACTAATTTTTTGCCATATGGAATTTTTCTTTATCCCAACGGTATTCTTGCATATTATGGTCTATTTCATAAAACACACTGCCATTAGGGATTGTATCATCAGTAGGTTTAATGTCTGTGGAAATACCATAAAATTCAGTATAGGAAAGTCCGTTAGCACCACCAACTTTATTTACTGTTCTCATTTACGAACCCCTTTCTAATTTATGACAACAAAAAGAGAGGAACTATTATTAATTCCTCTCCATTGTAATATATTTATTTAATTATCAATCCTTAACAGGTCTTTAGGTCTGAGGTCTTACACGTTCATCTGTTTTACCAGTTGCAGGGCCAGTTGTCACATAAGTTGTGTCCTGTGCGCCCTTTGGTCTTTTAGTCTGTGCTAAATCATTTGCCATCTGTTCCTTAGTCCTATGGTCTGCATGTTTTCCAGTTGCTACTGCCATAACAATTACCTCCTTTAAGGTTTAATATACAGAAATACATAATTTATTTGAAACAATTCCTATAGCTTCTTTTTTAATATATATTCAACAGTAAGTCTGTTCTACGTTCTATGAATCATTCCTTATTCATATTACCACCTACTGTCTTATTTGTCAAGCAGTTTTTAAATTATTTTTTTGATAATTTTATCCACTTACTTGTTGTCGGAAGTGTTGGTTCTTCATCATAAGCACTATAATCTAAACTCATTAGTGCGATTCCTTCATCTTGATTTTCACATTTGTTCTCACATGAATCGGTAACAGCCGTTTCCTCGCCAATTTCCTTTTTATCCGAAGAACTAGCCACATGAGTTACTGTAGCCTTATATAACTCACCGTACTCATTTGTAACTCTATCTCCTTCTTTATATTCAACACCCTCTGTCCATATTGGATAGAGTTCTGGAACTTCTACAGCTTGTTCATCTGTAAAATTCTGTGCAGATAATTTAGCTGTTTTATAAAGGGTCTTATTAATTTGTTGTAAAGTCGCAACTTGCTGTTCTTGTGTAGGAATGTAAGCAATTTCATTATTTTCTAAATCATAAAATTTGCCGTTTTTATATTTGCAACCTATAAAACAAGGGTATTGTAAACAGTCTACTGCGATAGCTTCATTGCCGTAAGTACCTCTTGCAATCTGATTGGCAAGTTCATAATTGTCGCATACAATAATATTCTGTACAGTTTCCTCATGTACAATAGCAAAAACTTGATGTACAATCATATCATTTCTATCCTTTCATTCTATATTAATAAGCGAAAATACTATTCACTGTTAAAGTGCCAGTTTGTTGGGCTTGTGGATTAGTGGTATAAAAAGTTGTACCAGTTAATACTTGATTTACATTGGCGTTACCAGTTAATTCAAGAGTTCCAGTTTGTTCATCATCAGAACCTAAACCAAGAAAGATATAACCTTTCATAACTTCTGATTTGGTTGCAGTCAATTCAGAAGTATCAACGCCACCAGATATAAAATTATTAATTATAGCCATATGATACTCCTTTCTTTATTTGAAACGGATAAGGATAATTCCAGAACCACCAGTACCACCATCCCTACCACTATAAGCATAGCCACCACCGCCACCACCTGCTCCACCACCAGTATTAGCAGAACCATTGCCGCCCGCACTAGCGAAAATGTAATCTGGTTCACTAGAAGAACCTCCACTTCTATAGGTACCATTACCACCATGACCACCACCTATAGAACCACCAGAGCCGCCCCAGTTACCCGGTGTTAAAGCACCTAATCCTTGTCCACCAGAACCACCACCGCCAGAATAAACAGTACCAGAACTTTCACCAAATGGGCGAGTTGTTGTTCCTTGACCTAATCCTTGACTATTTGTGACACCAGGACTATTACCACCATTGCCACCATTACTACCGCCATTATTTCCATAAGTATATCCATACGCTGAACCACCTACTCCACCGCCACTACCGCCACAACTAGCACGATAATATGATGAAGTAGTTTCACCGTCACCGCCATATCCACCAGAAGCAGTACATAATGTAGTTCCGCTTCTTGTTACAGAAGTAGTGCCACCAGTACCCCCATTAGCGCCGCCACCGCCACCAATAGAGCATACTAAAGTTTGTCCAGAAGATACACTAACATTAGAAGCAGTTTTAGTGTAGCCACCACCGCCACCACCGCCACCATAAGTTGAATTTCTATCTCGACTTTCTCCATGCCCACCACCGCCACCAGCACCAACACAAAATATATCAACTTGACTATATCCACTTGGTACAGTTACATTTGTACTACTTGTAATCGTCTGTGTATATGTACTACCACTTACAATATTACCTTGTATTGGTGTTCCTATCAATTCCCCATTACTTGTCACACAATAACTATACACACTTATGTAATACCTAGTTCCAAGATTAGGAAACCCCAAAGTAACACTACTTCTACCACCACTTGTAGTATTATTTCCAGTACCTTTATAAATCTGAGTACCACCAGTCCCAGGATTTCCACTTGTGCTATATTTAACATATACACCACTATAAGGTCTACCAGTAGTTTGTATAGGGTTAGACCAAGTAACAGTAATATTTCTACCACTAGAAACAGCTAAGTTTAAATTACTTACATTACCAACTCCCATTGTGCCAGTAACCTTAATTTTAGCGTCTGTATTATAAAACGTAGCACCTTTGATAACATGACTTTCTATAGCGTTTCCAGTCAGTTCCAATGTGCCAGTTTGTATATCGTCACTATCTTTTCCTACGAATGTATATCCTTTTAATACATTATTTGGTTCAGCAGTTGCAATATCAGAACTACCACCACCAGTAGGAAATCTATTCATAATTGACATAAAATCACCTCTTTTTGTTAATAAAACTTATCCAATAATCAGCACTTGGATGGGTAAATCTTCCGTTGGCTTATTCTTATAAGCTGTAAGAGTAATCTGATTTTCTGCTTGTGCTGTACACTGAATGATACATTTCATGGATAGTTTAATTTGGTCTAAGGTTGCATTTGAAGCTAAACCAACTTCAATATTATTATCGGCTGTAACACCATTTGCTGTTAAAGTTAATGTATATGGTGCGTTATCACCTTGCCAATCTACACTAGGAGCATTTACTTGCACACTTACGGATTTAGAAGCACCATTTTCTACATTTTCTATTTTAGTCTGAGGATATAATTGGTCATATCCAGTATCAGTTTTTACATTCATTTCTATGTTATAACTTGCCATATTTTCACCAACTTTCTTTATTAAACTTCGATAGATAAAATTTTCCACCATTGACCACCAACTTCTAATTGTTCGTCAGTTGGTTCTGTTTCAGATACAATAACTCTTGCTTTTGGAAACTTCATAAATACCTGCCATGTGCTAGGTGTGGTATCTGGTTGAACATTTGTATTCGCTTTTAAAGCAATATACATTACATTTTCATAAGTAACAACGTCATTAATAGCATAATTTACTGTTTTATCCCAAACATCTTTTAACTGAACGTCAATACTTGTCGCACCAACCTCACCTTTTAAGCCAATCAACACCCAGTATTCCATATCAGTAGGCAGATTTCCAGTTGATTGTTTTAAACACATATAAACTTGTTTGTCATAAACAACAAAGTTATACATTTCATATTGTATATCAGCTTGATATTCTTTCTTATTTATGTAATTATTAAGCATTGTCTGAAATAATTGTTCATCTTCTGCAAGTTTAACCTCTACTGCATTGTAATATAAATTCTGTAAATATTCAAGAGCCGTATGAATCATATTGAAACATATTGGCATAACTGTTTCGCTATCAATATCATCATTATTCATAATCAATGCTAATGCTTGACTAAAATAACCCTCTCTAAAATATTGAGAAAACTGTTGCATTAAGTTTCTATTACTTAATGATAAGTCTTGCCAACGTCTGACTTCAAAACTTGCCATTTTTTCTCCTTCCTCAGTTTACAATTCTAAACCATAAATCACCAGTTTCTTGCTGACTTGGCGTTCCCTCTTGTATTGGAATTTCTCTAGGTCTGATAGAACCAATATTAACCCAGTATTGTGAACCCTCAAAAGGTGCTTGATTATTATTAGCTTCAATACAAGCCCACACATAGTTACCATATGTTACTACGTTCTGTGTAGTATAATGAACCGCACTATCCCATTCTCCTAAGAAAGACAACCCCTCACCAGAATCACCTTTTTCACCACGAATAGAAAGCACTCTCCAATAAGTTGTGTTTGTAGGGACTGTTCCCAAAGGTGGATTAGTAACAGCAATATACACATAGTTTACACCATTATAAATATATGTTACAAAGTTATTCTTAGAATAGGTCACAGTAGGGTTATACGCTCCCTTATAACCAAATAAGTTGATGATATTTTGCCACTCAACTTGCTTGCCCTCTACATAAGGTTGCACATCAGTTTTGTAAAAATTTTCCAATGCTTCACAAGTGTTGATAATCGTGTTTAACTTTTGGGCGTTGATAATCTTTTGATTGCCGTTTGGAATCTGTGCAAATATATTTTGTGCAGTTTCATAATCATTAGACTGAATAGCTGTCTGATATTGTTGAATTAATTGTGCGTCAGAAGCCGTAATATCCAAAAAAGTTGTAAATGTTTGTATTTGATTAGGGAATGAAGTTAAGGGTAAGGACGGATATAATTCACTCATAAATCACACTTCCTTTCTATGTAATCTAAATATTATTATATATTATTCTTTATTTTATTGCAACAAAAAAGAGCGAATCTATTAAGAAACACTCTTTCTTGCTACCAAAAATGTATTACAGGAGGTTTAATGAAAATAAAAAAAATATGCTTAGTTCTTTTTTCCAAACATTACGTCACCATTCACCTTTTATCTCTCGCACATAAAAGGGTTCAGCTTTTTGTGACTAACTACCTATCTAATCATAGGTTAGTTTGAATTGTCACCATCACAGGCTTTTTTCAACTTTAGCTGAATTAATTTCATTATCACTATGGCAAGTAAATGATAATGAAAATCCAGTTAAGAAAAGGAACGTTGTGGATTTTCCGCACATGGATACGAACAACAATGTATACAATTTATAAGGAGAACATATGTCTTTTATTTCCTTTCCTTAACTTGATTATATCTTACCACACTTTACACCATATGTCAACAATTATTTTTGAAATATTTCTATTTATTTAGAAACTTTCGTATTCTGGATAATAGCTTATCATACTAATATTCATTGAACCACTTTCCTGCATATCGGCACTAAAACTCTTAACAAGATATTGTTTCGGTATAGTTGAGTCTTTAGGTGTATATGACACAACGATATTAACATCCAACCACCATATAGGAACACATGTTAAACTCACACTGTCATTCATTCTGGTTCGTAAATATAATTCATATTTAGCACGTTGTCTTGCTAAATCATTAGTGTAAATATTGTCATATTCACCCCCAGATAAAGGAATTGCTATCTCGCCTATTGTACTTCCTACATAATAAGGGCTTTGTGGATTATCATCTTTAGCTTCACCATATATCTGTTGATAACCAAGGTATATAAACTTACCATTCTGGTATCTGGCAACGTAATACTGGTTGTTACGGTCTAGTACCGCCGCAGTTCCGTCCTCATTCACTAAAGGTAATGCGTTATTATCATTCACTTTAATATAAGGACTTGCAACCGCTGTACTTGCAGTCCAACCTACTGTAAAACTTGTACTTGCATCAAAAGTTGTTGGATAATCTGCAATAGTAAGAGTATAAGTATTCCCACTCTGAGTTATATTACTTGGATAATATGTTGGGTCGATTGATTTTCCAAATACTCTTACTACATTTTTAACGCTTTCAAAATCAGACGTAATACTTTCTGATGTTACAATATTATCCCATACATCGTCATTCAATAAAGACGGTTCATTATGACCGCTTGGAATTTTCTGATATCTAAACACTCCGTTGATGTCAAAGAATATTTCCATAGTTGCATCTACATCTCTTAATTGAGAAAGTAATGAATAAACACTATCTCCAATGTCAACTTGTATATCATATGGCAAAGCATATGGCAATTCTTCAAGGACATATTTAGTTACTCCTACTAACTTTAACACACTAATCATAGCGTTTCTCACGTTACTACCTTGTGGAATCGTTGTTGGCATATCTGAAATATAACCATTTCTTGTACCATTCAGTCTTGCCATAAGGTCAAGTCCCTCAAATGATAATGAATTAGTAGAAGCGTCATAATTCCATGTAGGGGTATTGATAAGATAAATACCTAAATTTACCCATTCCCAGTCTTTTGCAAGTATATCATATTCACCTATATAAATCTGAACATATCTATCCAACCATATTCTTCCACCAGATTTTATCTCAAAATCAGCGGTATCTTTCAGTGCTAAAGTAATACTACATGAACGCCTTTGGTCATTGTTACTATCACAATTTATATTACCACTGATAACATAACCCTGTATTTCATTTACGGTCTGATACTCATAATTGAGCAGATTTATCTTTATTTGACGTTCTCTCATTCGTTGTTTTGCGATATTGTATAAATTTTGCGTTATATTTAATGGCATAATTTATCCTCCCTTACGTTCCAGTAGTAGAAACTCCACTTACTACTGGTTCTACTAATCCAAATTCCATAAGGTCTTTTTCGTTATTTGCGTCACCAACCTCAACGTAATCAAAAGAAATATCTATTTTTCCCATACCCCAGTTATTATCATATGTAATGTTTGGTTCTGAACTTGGATAAACCAAATGTATCGAGTTATTCCAATCCTTTATGATTTTTGCTTTATTATTTGTGATATAATTCAATATTTCTTCTGTTAATTTATTGATTTCGTATCTATCCATTATCCTATTCTTTTCATAATCCAAAGGTAGGACAGTAAAACTGATACTATTGCTGTAATAATTCGTCTTAGCATTAGCAACAATTACTGGATATTTACTACCATAAGGCTCAAATACACCTATCTTCTTAACACGTTTACCAGTACCATATGCTACCCCAGCGTAGAATTTATATATACTATCCTTTTCACAAATGAATACACCCTTGAATTGAGAAGTAATACTATTGGTAATATAATCGCCCTCAGCACCGTTCAATATAGGAACTAAAGCATATTCATAATCTGTATTATTAGCGGCTATATAATCATTAAAAGCAAAGTTTAAATCTTCAAATGCTTTTACTGTAACTGTCTTTAAAGTAACCCAGTTAAATGTACCTTTAATTCTACGTTTTACTTTAATAGCGGTCAAATATTGCAGTAAGAAATTTACATTACCGCCATTGATATTACCGTCAAAATTAGCAACAATAATATCAAGATAAGCCCATTCAGTATTTTTAATAGGTGAATAATCACTAGTTACATTACTAGTTAAATGAAAATGGTCAAAGATACCGTTCTGAACTTGAACTGTTGTTACATTATTTACACTGGTAGGTGCAATATCTAGGCTGTTACCGTCTTGTACGAAATTGTACCCTAAGAAAGAAAACATATTATCCTCTCACCTACTTTCTATTTATTGTTATTATTAATTTGTTGCAGTAGGAATTACGCTACCTAAATTTATCAAAGAAATATTATAAACATTTCCTATTCTTCTCACCCATAAAGTAAGATAATCTGTATTTTGTGGTAATGGAATATATTGAGAATATCTATAATAAACATCTTCTGCAATACCACTGTCCACAGTCATATCTACATAGGCTTTAAGTTCTGTTTCATTTCTATAATATCCGTTCCTATAAGTAAACGTAATCTTTTGACCTTGTGAATTAGTAAAAAATGAGATTGGTGTGTCTACGTTCATATCTCTAAACCACCATTGAGCCGTAAAATCTCCGTTTAATTGGAAACCACTTGTCCACTTTACCCAGTAACCGTCTGGTCTTAAATCAATTTCTTTACCGTCTACATTAGTAATATATATTGGTTCTTCTGGATTGCTTGAACCCTCAATAATACTAACAATACTTTCACCAGTGATATAACCATTAGTGCAATCATTAGTCAAACCAAGAATACCAAACACAGTTGGACTGGAATATGTAACAGTGATTAATATTTCACCAGTTGTTACATAAGTTCCATAAATAGTATAACCCTTGATTTCAATGTAATAAGTTGCTTTATCATCTAATCCAGTCAATAAATAAGTTTGAGTTACTGGTGGTTTAATACTCTGACCACCATAAATCTCACCACTGTTATTAATTTCAACATGGTTAGAATTATATAAAATCACATTGTAATAGTTTAATAATTCACCCTCAATCTGATTATATGTAAACTCAAATAAAAAACTTGAAGAATTGATAATATTATTTGCAGGTAAATTGGTAAACTCTATTGTAGGTTGAGTATAGCACCAAAACTGTATAGGGTCACTTGGACTACTTGCTTCGCCTTGTGCGTCATAAGTAGTTACATAAGCGTTATAATATGTACCATTAGTTAATGTATTAGGTGGAACAGTATGCTCAAACTTAAATGAGTCCACAGACTGTTGGTATACAACTTGGTTTGTGGTATTGTTACGAATTGTTAATTGGTTCTTTACAACTTGATTACCACCAGTTGAATAGAATGTAAATGTTGACTTTTGAGAAGCATCAAATGCATTTATTGAATATAATATCGGTTTAGTTACCATAAAATTTAATCACCTACTTTTTAAGATGTTCTTTGCCAAATATAACAACAAAGATATGGCTGTACAGTTGAAATAGTTTGTTTTGTCAATGTTACATCTCCGTGTGTATGTCCTTGTCCTCCACCTGCACCTAATGTAGTTGCAATAGTACCTTTGCTCCAATCATTAAACCAACCACCGTTATTATGAATTTGAAAACCATTATTAGCCGAAATTGGAGAAAACTCATTAGGTGCCGCAGAGCCATATTTTACTGCTATAATACTTGTATTGCCATTCATACCATGTTGATGGTCTGGAATTTCATTTATTGTTAATACATGATTTTGCGTTGTGTGTGCGTGAGTATAATCATTACTATACACACCGCCCAGTTTTCCTGCTTGATTAAAGCTATCTTGATTAGTGTCAACGCCTACTAAAGTTCTTCCTTGTCCTATTAACAACCAACTTCCACCAAAAAAAGTTGAAGGATTAGTAGCAACCAAAGAAAGATAAATTGAACCAATAGGATAAACATCTAAAGCACTAATACCACCAGATTTGCTACTTCCACCACCGCTTATATACATATTACTTGCTTGATTTTGTGGGTATGTGACTTTTACAATATCATTTATCTTAAAGTTTGCGACAGAGTAACTAGGAACTCTGCTATATTCTTTATTATCTATAACAACATTATATGTACCATCAGAATTTAAACTTTTAATCAAACCAGTTTTAGTAATATCTCTAGGTGCTTTATTAACTTCCTGTTTTGCAATAATTCTCATAGCTTCAAGTATTTCTTTATTTATATCCCATGTTTTAGCATCAAGGCTACTATTCCCTCGCTTAACATCGGTTCCTTTATTGTTGTATAAATTTTGCATAATTCAATTCACTTCCTTTACCAAAACAAACAAAATCTTTATAGTAAAAGGAGAGAATTAATCTCTCCTTCCACCCATCTGTAATGCTCTGTTTTTTAAATTCTTTAATTCGTCAATAAATGATTGTGCGTTGGTAACATTTGGTAATGTAAGATTTTCAAAAGCGTAGTTATAAATAGGTGCAGACTGTCCACCCATTTTTCCTACAATACTGTTTAACCATTGTGTAGGTGAGAATTTACCAAGTTGCATAAGATTTTCAGTTAAATGATTAGGAATAATACCGTCACCCTCGTTAGACCTTGAACCAAGAACTCTTAATTCTCGACCTTTTTCACCAACCATGGATAAGCCATAACCTTTTGTTGTACCGTTTGCATAAGCCCCCGGGCCATGTGAAGTATCATCTTCATACCAGTTATCACCACCAGACCCATGAGAATAACTAGGTTCTTTATCAGAATAATATTCATCTGGGTCAAGTTCGTCACCAAAATCTTCATCGTCATCATCATCGTAACTTTTATATCTTGTCTTAAGTGTACTCATTATTTCATTGTATCTATCTACATAATCTTGAAGATTACCAAGACGTTTCTCCCAGTTTTCACCCTCAAGGCTTATACCAAGTACCTGTTCTGCAATAAGTTTATTTTGTTCAGTTGTGTAATTATCTGTAACACTACCCCATTCATCTTTGTACTTTTCCCAGTATTTTATCTGTTCTTCAACAGAATTAATTGTAGCGTCACGAATATCTTCAAGACGTTTTATCTCTTTCTTAGTGTCTTGCTCTTTCTTATATTGTGTAAGAGCAGATTTGGCTTCATCTACAGCAGATTGGTCAGTTTCGTAAACAAAACCTTGCCCCTCTCTATAAATTCTTACTTTCTTTTGTTGTGCTTTTGCTAAAGCATCTAACTTTTCTTGTAATTCAATTTCATCATTTGTTGCACCGTTCTTCTCGTTTATCTTGTCAATCTCAGCGTCATACTGGTCTTGAATAGCTTGTTTACGTTCATTGAGTTTATCAATCTCTTTCTGTGCTAATGAAGCAACATAATTAAACGTTGTTTCTAGATTAGATTGTTGTTCCTCATACCATTCCTTTTCCTCTTCCCATTCCTCTTTACGTGCTTTCTTACGTTTTTCAGCTTCTTGTTCAGCTTTTCTCGTAGATTCTTCTTCAAGTTTGTTTCTTCCAGAATAAATCTCTTCCTCAATTTTCCAACGCTGTTCGCCATATTTTTCTTCATTACTATAGAACTCTTTCATTAATTCTTCAAGTTCGTCATAGTATTCCTGTTCAGAAATCATATCCATAGCAAGTTGATGTTTTAAGAGGTTATAACGCTCAGTATAAGCCGCATCATGGGCTTTTGTCATACCGTCTAAGGCTTTCTCATGGTACTTGTTATATTCATCTTCATACCCCTCTTTATCTTTGTAGTATTTATTTGTAAGTTCTTCAAGCTGTTCATAATACCATTTATCTGTAGCGGCATTATCTTTCATTGAAACCTTTTGTTTATCTAAAGTAGCAAGTTCTTTTTCAAATGCTTCTTTATATGCTTTAGCGTCTGCTTTTGCTTGTTTTTCTGCATCTGAGGTTGAGGATTTCTTAGAACCACCGCCACCTTTACCAGATTTGCCACCAGATGTAGACGGTTTAAACTGTAAGTTTTTCTTTAATTCCTCTAAAATTTTATTATTCTGTTGTTTCTGGTAGGCTTGAACCTGTGCGTCAAATCCTTCTGAATAAGATTTTACCCCAACACCACCAGTTATATTAGCATTTGCATTTGATATAGCCGCCAAACCAGAAACAAATTTAAACAAACCTGTTGCACCTTGTTCACCTTTATTACCTGCTGTTATCATTGTATTACCAAAAGTGTCAACATAAGAATTAGCTTGTGAACTTGCTGTTCCTACTTGCGTAATGGAAGTTCCTAAATTATCAGTCCCTTGTTTAGCTGTTTCAGCATTTGTTCCAATATTTTGTTCACTTCCACTAAACACTTCTAACCCTTGTGTACTTGAAATTGCGGAAATTCCACTTTCAGTAAAACTTTGTGCCATTGACATTAAAGATTCATCATTAACAATTAACTGACCATTTATCATTTGCAAAGATTCAAGATATGCTGGGTTTAAAGATAATAAATCTGCCATAGTATCTATGGTAACACTACCTGTTTTATTATATTCATCTGCTACTTCATGTAAAGTATCATGAGCATCTTGAACACCTTTTAATTCTGATGTAAGGCTTTTAATAGCTTTTTCAAATTCTTCTGTTGCATTGGTACTACTTTCACTATCATCTTGAAAATCTTGTTGTGCATTTGAGTTATCTTTAACCGCACCTGTAAATTCTGGGAATAAACTATTTGCCAATTCTCCTGCGGCATTTCTAATACTTTCTAATGGTGGTAAAGAATTAATATAAGTTTTATACGCTTCATCAAATGCTTCTTGATTTTCATATAATCCTTGTGTAAAAGTAGAAAAAGTATCTTGCACAGCTATATAAGAATTAGCATGTTGCTCTACTTTTTGAGTATTTTCTTCATAAGTATCAGACAAACTCTTAAGTTTTGCTTTTAAATTATCAATTATCTCTTGTTCTCTCATGGTAGGTTGCTGTATCTTTTCCATATAAGTAAGCATTGTTTGTAATGCTGTTTTTACCTCTTCTGGAAGTCCTTTTACAGATACCAACATTCCGTTTTTGAAAGTGCCAATATCTTTAAATACTTCTTGAAATTTTACAGCAACATCATCTTCCATACCAGAAAAATCAAGTAAAGTACCAAAATTAATAGGTTTAATATCTTTTGTCAAATATTCAATAGCTTTATTTATTTCTTGTCCGTATTTTGCATAATCTTCTTCGCCTATTTTTACTATTTCATCTGCAAGTAATTCATTACCTTTTTCTCTTGAACCATTTAATTCATCTAACGCTTCTTTTTCTATACCATATTTACTTGCTAAAGTACTCCTTATCTCAGCTAATTTACTTGCTTTTGTTTCTTCATCTTCTTCTGATGTATAAATTTCATTATACTTTTGTTTAAGCTTTGCTAATTCTGTTATGTTATTACTTGTTTCTCTACCAGAATTTTGCATTTCTTGAACATATTTAGCATGAGCCGCAACCGCAAGAGTAATAGCAGTAGTAACAGCACCTAAACCTAACGTCCACAAAGTAGAACTTGAAATAAGCCCTGTTATCATTTCTGTTAAAGTAAAACCATTTTGCCTTAAATCTACAATAAGACCAATTACATCAGCTATAGAAGTTGCTATATTGTCTGTAGTTGAAATAATTGTTTTTCCTATATTATAGCCTTTAAGAGTAATAAAAGCACCACCAATAGCGGTCAATACTGTTGGTAATCCACCTAAGTCATTTATTAATTTAAGAACATTTGTACCAAATTCCACAAGGCGTTTTACAGACTCAGAATTAATACCTTCTGTCCAAAACTTCTCTAATTCAGAGGTAAATTGAGATACCTTGCCTTGAATGGAATCAAGATAACGTGCATTTTCTTTAAGCGCTGAACCTTGGGAGTTCATTGCTACTTCTGTTGCTTCTATAACATGGTCAAAATTATTTAATGTTGCGGTAACTACATCTCATTATTTACATTAAAATTGAATCGCTACTTCAATTTAAAATTTTATCAATATCTTCTTTAAATAATTGATTATTTTCAGTATTTTTTATTCTCCAATAAGGAATTTCTAAATAACCAATTCCATTTTTCTCACAAAATTCTCTTTTAATTTGGTCATGTAATTTCTGATTTTCCAAATTATTATTACCTGCATAGAACATACCATTTACATAATGTTGTTTTCCTTGTACTTCTATAACATAATTATACTCTGGTAAATAAAAATCAAAAGCTAATAAACGTTTGGATTTACAGCCTTCCATAGTCTTTTCTTTTTCAACTTTTACACCTTTTGACTTTAAATATTTTAAAACTTCATATTCATTACTTGAAATAAGTTTTTGACATTTAGGACATCTATGCCTTTTATAATTTGGTAAAGAAATTTGTCCCCATGTAGGATAAAAAATATTACCACATTGACATTTACACTTTATATGATCATTTCTAACATTAATTTGAGTACCATTTTCTTCTAAAATTTCTAAATCTATTTCGTTTAATTTTATATAATTTTTCATATTTTCAATAGTATAAGGATTGCTCTGATTAAATAAAGTACATTTACCAATTTTACCTTTTCTTTTCTCCGTACTAGTTCTTAATACATTAATACTTGTTACGTATTTATACCCTTCTGGTGTAATAATATGAAGTTCTTTTGAATTTGTTCCTTTTTTAAACAAAGTATGTCCTGTTAGTTCTTTTACTTCTTTAGCCATATCTTCAAAAGTATTTGCTCTTTCTTGTGAAGAAGCACCATATCCACATTTATTACACTGAAATTTCTTTATTCCTTTAAGGTGAGTCCAACAGCATTGATAAATATTTCCACAAGCACATTTTAAATCTAATTTTGTGTGAATATCAGTATATTTATCAGATAAAACTTTTGCGGTTCCACCATTAATGTCTATAAAATGTTGAATATTTTGAATACTAAAAAGGTTATTTTTACCTACATAATCAAATTTTGCACAAGCACTTCTCATTACAAACAATGTAGATAAGCTATATAAATACCCCTCTTCATCTTTACATTTTATTGGAACTAAAGGGTCTGTAATATTAGAAATATCTTGTAATATCACTAATTTCCTATCACCAAATACTTCTAAAATTTTCTTTTCGTCTACCATTCTTAATGTTTTTGCCATTTTTATTCTCCTTGTATTGATAAAATTTTCTTATAATTTCTTATAAGATTAGCATACATTTTATTGCAAATTTGCAATCAGGCACTTTCCACAACTAGCGTTGTTGTGTACTCTACTCGCTTCGTCCTTTTAAAAGGCTTATTCTAGTTACAATATAGAATATATCATAATTAGTTACATTTGTCAACATTAAAAATCAATATTGAGTGCTTTCGATATGCGTTGAACCTTCAACTGTGTTTTCAACAGTTGCTTGGATGCGGATTGTCCGTTAGTCCTTAACATTTTTTACTATCTCTTAGTTAATTACTCTAAGCCCTTATCTATGTCACCATGATAAGTTAGTATGCAAGGCTCTTGGGAGTTTCCCGTCAATTTAACCTGTACAGGCAGATTTAGTTCACCTGTGTTTTACCACCAATTAATGAAGCGTAATATGTTTGAGTGTTTTTATCTAAAGTTGGAAAAACTTCTGCTAATTCTTTTAAAATATCATATGTACTTTTAATTTGACCGTTTTCATCCATTAATGTAATGCCTAATTTATTAAAAGCTTCTTCCATGCTTGCTGTATATCCAGAAGCTTTTGAACTATCTTCACCTAATTTTTGTAAATTTAACGTGATTGAACGCAATCCTCGTGCGACACGAGAAGCCATTCCCGGCATTTGTTCAGTAGCACCAACAATTAATCCATAAACTTGCTCCATAGAGTTACCTGCAAGAGAAAGCGTACTTGCAACTTTAGGAACAGCTGTTATTAAATCACCTGTTGATACCGCAAATCTGTTCGCAACTTCATTAGTAGCTGATATGATGTGTTCTGTATCTTGTGATGTTAAATTAAACGCAATCATTTGAGCATTAATGAAGTCAGCCGCTTGTCCTGCTGATATTGCTTCATCAGCAACATTTCTTAACATATTTGCTAATTTTGCTAATTGTAAACTTTCTTCGTCGCCTCTACCCATTTTCTTGAAATTAGTTGCCGCTTCAATCATTTCTGTTGAAGTTTTACCTACTTCAAGTCCTAATTCTCTGGCAGTATCAATATACTGTTTCATCCCTTCGTCTGTTAAATCAGACACTTTCTTATATTCAGTAACAGCCGCATCTAATTCCCTAACAGCATCTACACCTTCCATTAACGATTGTCTTAACTCATTAATAACAAGTGTTACACCACCAAACTTAGACACCTTAGTAAATATATCACCAATACTTTGAGAAGTTTTTTCTGCACTTGTAGATGTATCATCAAATCCAACTTTTAATCCTTTAAGTCCACTTAACGCATCGTTAAGTTTACTTGTATCAACATCAATACCAACTTTCATTGTTGCGTATTTTTGACTTATTTTATCTAATTGTGCTTGAATATTTTTTGCATCTAATATTGCATTTACAAGTATTTGAAAATTACTACTATTCAATGCCATTATTTACACCTACCTTTCTTAGCATTTATATTTGGCTTCTTACCAAATCCCTTACTTATTTCAGTAGGTTTAATCTGTGACCATGCTATTCCAATAGCATCTCCAATATCATCATCATTTTTCACGCTTTTAGGTTTATCTAAATCATAAAACAATTCCAACCCAAAAATATGATTGACTTTTTCTACGGTTTTCCATTTCATTACTGGGCGTTTAGTTCCATCTCTGGTACCATCATAAACACCCAAATCACTACGCCATTTACTAGGCATAAGAAATTCTATTTTTACATTATGTACAGCACAAACACCTAATACAATTCCTTGTAATACTGATAATTGTTTTACTGTTTGTACATTATTACCACATTCACCACTTAAAATTGTATCTTCACAATAAATAAAAAATGGGGAATAAGTGTCCAATAGCGTGGATAACTCATTCCCCATATATATACAACGTTCTCTCCAAGCTATTTCTTGCTTCTGTTTCCAAACGCCAAATTTTATCAATTTACCATTTTTAAAAACTGAATATCCAGAACTTTTCGTTGACATATCCAGTCCAATTACAACATTTTCCATAATACCTCTTTTCTGAATATCACCAAAAAGAACTGATATTTTTACCTCTTCCTACACTTCTACATTGTATTCCTTGTTTCTGCATACCTTCAATGAACCATTTCTTTAATTCACCTTTGTTTAATTGCTCAATCAACGGTGTCCAAGCATCTCTTGGTTTATTCCACCAACCATATCCAAACAAATCACCACCAAGACCTTGATATATAATTCCAGTTAATTCATCTCTTACATCGCCATAAGTAGTATATAAACTACCATGTTGGAACATTTCTGGATTATAAGACATAAAAGTAGGGTCTTGGGATAAAATCCCAGACCCACCTTGTCTTGTTTTTTGTGATTTTGTTTGCCAACTTTCCAGAAATTCATATGTTCTTTCATATTCTTCTGGTATATGTGCATATACAATCTGATTGATTAAATGCTTATAATTCACCAATATTTGTTGCATTACATATTCAACAGCTTTAGAAACTGGTTCATTATACAAGGAATAAAACTCAGCTACATTTTTAGCATAAGCCATTTTACCTTATCACTTCTTTCCAAACACTTCTACTAACTTTTTACTATCTGCTAACATATCCTCAATCTGTTTATTGTTAGGCATTTTCTTAGCATATTTATCCAAAGTCTTGTTCAACTGTTCTAAAAATTTATTCACGTTAGTTCTAATTGACAATTCATCTTCTACATATTCTTCAATCTCACTAACATTAAACACATCAAAATTTACAGTTTCAATAATTCCAGATTTAACAAGCATATCATAATCTTTAGCAATTTCCTCTGGAATATCAGTCATTAACTTAACAAGCATTGTATTTTTAACAACATTTCTCTCAACAGCATTTGAACACTTTAACATATTATTTCCAATAAGTTCAACCTGTTCTGGTGTTAAATAGTGTTTTACTGTATATTTTTCACCTTTTTTGTCCTCAGTATAAGAAATTGTTATCACTTTTTCTTCTAAATTAATCATTTTATTCCATTCCTTTCGTTTTATTCCATAATCTATGTACAAGGGTGTAACAAAACGTGACACCCTTTCAAAAAATTACCCTACCAGTTTATCATGTAGACCATTTAATTCAGTGTTACCCTATTTCTACTTATCTGTAACCACTTTCTTTGCAACCTGGTCTACCCATGTAGAAGCCATTCCAGACACAATACCAATAGCAACAGCCGTCATAATATCATCAGCAGGAAAATCAACCATATATTTATAACCTAAAACACCTGCAATTCCACCAATCAATCCAACAATCGGCAAAATCTTATTGTTGTCTAATTTAGTATAATTTTTAACAAACTGTCCTGCAAGATAAGCAATAACTACAATTACAGGTACACTTACAATTCCGAAATCTGGCATAATATCAGTCCTTTCTATTTGAATCCATATTTAGTTGCTAATATATATCCTACAAAAGATATTGCAATAATTATTGTAGGGAAATTTTTCTTTATGTATTCCATAATATTAAAATTGGATTCATCTTTAATTCTATTAAAATCCGTCTTAATATCACTTACTTGAAGTTTAACATCTGAAACATCGCTTTGTAAAGAAATCATTGTGATTTTAATATCTTGGATAGTTTCATTCAATGCTCTGTTAGTTTTTACAACTTCCTCAGATAAATTCTGAATAAATTTATGACTTTCTTGAAGCCTAGTAATATCTTGTGTATGTTCGTCTACTTTTAACTTAACCTCTCTTAAGTCCTCTTTAATTTCATGTGCTGTCATATCTTCCACTATTTTTCACCTACTTTATCATAACTTTGCCACTTCTTTCTTTTATTAACCATCTATTCATTTCATTCCAATTAGTCACCACAAAGGTTAGCAAATACAATACCAGTAATTGCTCTCAAATCAGCTTTGTTCAAAGTTCCAATATAGTTCTTAAATCTTGACTTATCCACAGCACGAATTTGTTCAGCACAAGCAACACTATCATCTACAAGAAATTTATTTTTTTCTTTAGATAATGTATAATGTGTAAGTAAATCTTCTCTTTTAACCTTAGAAGTTAAAGGTATTATGATTATGGTAGGGCTATAAAAATTTCCAGTATCATTCTGTAAAATTAATACTGGTCTTACTCCGCCTTGTTCTGAACCTTGGGTATTCCTTAAATCAGCGTAATAAACTTCTCCCCTTTTGAATGTTCTTGCGTTATTGTTTATTGTTGTAAACATATTCAGTTCTCCTTATGTACTATGATTTTATATAACTTTCATATAATGAATATAGCACTTTTTATTTACAAAGTCAATACTTTTATTTACCATAACCCTTATTTTTATTAATTCCATACCCATTTTTTGTCTTATATAAAGTAACATATTTAGGCACGAAATCAAAAGGATTTTTCAGTGTAATCACCATATTGTTCTCGGCTTCAATATACAATTCGCCTTTCTTTTCAAAACGAACCCTTGAAGCCTTTTCTGGAACAATATATTCACTTTTTAACCTACAAATATCTTGACTTGGTAATGGCTTCCAACAATCTGATGCATTACACCAACGAACAAAAGGACAAATATTACCATTCTGTCTTTTACATAAAATTCTATCTCTATTATCTACTTTACCGATATATGAATCTGGACACAAAATAGCCACTTCCTTTACAACAAAAATTTGAAATATGTAAAATGCGTAGAGCATATCACTCTACGCGTATAGATACAAGCCAGTAACAGAAATTAGCCGACAGTTACATTAGCGTAGCCTTCAACTGCTTGATTCTTGGTGAGAACAGCGTGGATAGTGGTTGTACCAGCTGCTACACCCTTTACCTCACCAGTTGCGTCATCTACTTTAGCTGTACCAACAACACCACTTGTAAAAGTAACAGCAGTTGGATCTACTAATTTAGGCAGAGCATTTCTGATAAGAGCATAAACCTTAATGGTTTCTTTCTCAGTCACTTGTAAATCAATATCAGCCGGAGTTAAAGCTAATGCGTAAGCGTTATCTTCCCACTGAGATGTAGAAAGAATTTCTTTAATAGTACCATAAATAGCTTCATCACTACAACTAGAAGTTTCACTAGAAGCCAATGCAGAACCACTAAGAGGTGTATTTGCGGCACCAGTCATACTCATAGAAACCTCTTGAGAACCATTTAACATAAGTCTTGGAATATCAATCTGTACTTCGCCAACTTTGGTCTGAGAAACTTCTTGTGGATTTGTATTGCTACCTGCAAATAAGTTACCTCTTAATACTGCGTGAACAGTAGCAGGAATAAAGTTTGCATTTACTGTTAATACTCTTGCAGAGTCATTATTTACAGTATACTTAACACAATAAACATCACCTGCTTTAGCACCAGAAACAGTTAAATTCTTATTATTAAAAGTTCCTTTAATCCAGTTGGAGTCAGAAGCTTTTCTATACCAACCAATAACACCAAAGTCACCAAAAGCTACAGGTGTTCCTACAACGGTTACAGTATCAGCAACAGTTACAGTAACTTCCTCAGTTGTTAAAGCATCACCGCCAATTTCAATATCAGAACCAATGTTCTTTGCAATATATTCAAGACGGAACATTACGTCAGTAAGAGTCATATCCATTGTAGAAGAATGAGCATACTTACCATACAGTTTTGCACCCTGTCCACCACGAATTTCCTCGAGAGATACACCAAAACTAAAAGTAGAGTCTGTTAAAGTTTTTGCAGTAGCAAACAATTCGTCACCTACAAAAATGTCAACGTCTGCCACACCTGCTAAGAAAACATCATTCATTTTATTGCTCCTTTCAAAAGTTAAATATTTTTAAAACCTTTTTCTATATTCTTTCTATTTACAAAAGCATCAGCATACCTACCTTTCTTATTTCGATATGCGAAATGCTCTATAGGCTTTTTGAATTTACCTCCATTTGCTTCAAAATTTTTATTCACCACATAATCTATCTGTTCAACAACAGCATTAAACAAAGACGTAAAGCTATAAAAAGTCATTTCAAGCAAATCTTTTTTTAACATGCCATTATGTGCTGAAATGATAGATATTTTTCTTTCTAATGTTATAGGTTCTTTATTCTTATTCACCAAGCTATAATATTCATCAATAGCTTTCTTATAATCTGGGTCTAAATCTCTTTCATCTTCATAATCATAAATATTTTGATATTGTATTATCTGTATAATATCCTCAAAATCTTTATAATCTATGATAACTCCATTTATTTCAAGAATAAATTTACCCTTATCATCAACTTTGATTGTAAGTTGTTCTTCAATTTTATCAAGTCCAAAACACAGTTCTATAATTCTAACAAATTGCCAATATCTTATAGAGTGTTTTTCAACTTTTCCAAATAATTCTTCGCCTAAAACCATTTGCAAAAGAAATTGTAAATAAGAACTTTGAATAACTTGTATATCATTAATCGCATTTTTATCTATTGTTAATACATTGTAACAATTTATAAAATCATTAGCATTTTTTACCGTAACTGGATATAACATTATAACTTGTTTATGTCTTGTAATATAAGGAATAGGTTCATCCATTTCAATATAACTTTCATAAGGTGCTATATCAAATTTCACTGAACACACCCACTTCCTACATCACCAATCTGAACAGCCATAAATATACTTGCACCATTGTAGTTTTTTGTATTATTTAAAGCCGCTCTAGACCTACAATATTGTGATAGTTCTGCGTTAAACTGAAATTGTCCAACACCGTCCATAGCATAAGAACCATTAAGTGTTTTCATAATCTCAGTTTCCATAACATCAGCCCTATTACAAGGAATACCATTATAGTCCACAATAGCAATTTTATCACCAAATAAAACATCAAATTCATATACAACAGTACATAAATAAGGATTTATTGGATAACTGTCATACTTAAAACATTTCAATATGGTTGTTGCATCATATTGCATATTTTCAACCAAAGGATTTAAAAATATCCTATATTTTTGTTGTTGGTCTTGATTTTTATAAATCATTCCCATTTTTTCTTCAAACGTAAGATTAGGTTTGCTTAAACAATCATAAATACCATACTTAAGAAGTTTAAATATATTTTCATTATTTTGAGCCAATGTCATTATAATTTTATAAGGAACATATGGCAAATTTGCAAAATTATTAAACATTTACGCACACTCCTTTTTAAAACGCAGACACTAGCTTAATTTCTTTTTGTAATGTTAAATCATCAGCTTCTATTGTTAAAATCAATACATCAGACGTAGGTTTTATGCAAGTTAAAGCATATGTATTATCTGATTTAGACAAAGTATAATATCCTTGTTTAACACCAGTTGCAGTTACAGTAATATCAACATTCTGTTTAACACCATTAATCATCAACATTGGTTCAAAAATTTGAACATTACCTTGACGTACTTGTGTGAAAACAGGGGATATAACAATCTCTTTTTTCTCGGTCACAGTTTCTACCACGGTACATATTGCTTCGTCTTGTACTGTCTTGTACTGACTGGTAGCTACATGAAATTCAATCTTAGACCCCAACCCAACATCGGCTGAAATCTGATAATTACCGTTTTTGTCTATTGTCGCACTTTCAGACGGTACAACCCACCATTGTAAAGGAATAGACAGTTGCTCATTATCTCTCATTACAATAGCTTGTAACCTACCACTACCACCTTGTACTACCTCAAATTCGCCGTCTTGTATCATAATCGAAAAAGTATGCTCATAACGATTAGCCACATTATTTTCAATATCATCAGACGGCTGAATTTCATCAAGATATAAGTCTATATAAAGAATAGTAGTATCTTGGTCAATATAACTATTCTGCATATAATTATTATACCCAGTAATCTTAAAAGGTCTACCATTAAAAATAAATCTTTTATTTTGTTTCCATTTGATTGTTTCCTTATTTCCTTGTACAATCATTACAACATGATTATCTGGGGTAACAATATCTTCCATGTACTTAGGTGAAGGTGATGTAGGTGTATAGTCCAAAATACAAGGTATTGATATAATATCACCAGTATTTTCGTCTACATATTTTGCAAGATTATTACAACGTCTAACAACAACAGCTTCGGAAACACCATTATAGTTATCTGTAAATGTTGTAATCCAGAAATTGTCATCAAATTGGTATAACAATCCTCTAGTATTTCTATCAGAAGAACTATTTTCTTGAATAATATCCTTGAAAATTAATTTTCTGAAATCATCACCGTTTTTACGTCCTGTGCTTGTTTCCTCTATGACATGATTTATATAAACCGCTATAGGATTAAACTCAAAAGAACCTATTTCAGTTTCTTCGCCCACATCGTATTGCACAGTAGTATTATCCCATTGAGAATCGACCAATGCTTGTATATCATTTCTATACTTACTGTTAGGGGTCATAGCCAGACCCTCTAGGTAAGCACCATAATAAGTTAATGCCATGGCTATGTCCTCCTTTTATTTTACAAAATCTATTGCTTGAAAAATAGAAGCCTTTACCATATAATGTGTAGCTTCTGTTCCTAATCTGTTTAAACCTCTTATGATAATAATAACTTGTTCGTTTATCTCGTTTTTCTTTACACCGTTTAACCATACTAATAAGGTTTCTAAGTATTTACAATAATCTTCTTTTGAAGTTTCATAAATACATAAAGCCTTATATAATTTGCCAACAATTAAACTCTTATTCATTAAAACACCAACTGCAAGTCTTTTATTTTGTCTATATTATCATTCTGATAATCCAGACTATCTTGCTTTATCTTTTCTCTCATTCTATCCAGATATTCAGATTTAGCATCTAAGTTGTTTGCTTCTGCATAATGTTTAAAATCTGTATTGGTAAGATGTAAATTAAATTGAGTAACGTCATTAATATTGTTTTCAAACCATGTATACACGAACCAATCTGCTAATATACTTTGCTCTTTCAAAGTTAATTCATTAGCAAATTCTCTAGTTTCTATATCATAATCAAGGGGTTGTAAACATTCAACAAATTTAGGTATAGATTTAATTAACATTCCATCAGTATATTTTTGAAAATCATCAGCACTTTTTTCATAAAGTTTATCCAATTTGTAGTCACGAATAATAATTAATGCTAAGTCTTTTATACTATCAAAGGAAGTAGCCATAACATTTCACCTCCTTTTCGCAATTTACTCAGCTTCGATTCCAACAAAATCAATTCCAGTAAGTTCACCAAGTTTAACCAGAACGTTTGCGTCTACATCAATTCCTTGTAAACGCTTATTCTTAATCATTTCAACAATGGTTTCTTTCTGACCTCTTGGAGCCATATTATAAAGGTCAATGATTTTGTTAGCATCATTCTTAAAAATATTTTCAATAACTTCTGGTGGTAACATTTTGTTATATTCAGAAGTTTTTCTTAATTTTCTAACAACTTCTTCGTCAACAATATAGAAATATCCCTCGTTAGCAAATCTCTGATTATGCTGTACAATATCTTTTAAATCACCAAAAGGAATATCTATAATCTGTCCAAAATCAGTAAAAGTATAAATATTTCCCTGTCCTTTACCTTGTGTTGCAAGATTTAATTCACCTTGACACATACTGACTACAGGAACCTCTGTTTCAAGATAATTGTAAAATCTATCGTTACCAGACGGTACAGATTGAGTAACAGCTTGCGACTTAACTTTGCCCTCTAAGTCATTGAGTCTACCCATAAGTGCTTCAAACTGCTCCGTAGTAAGCGTTACTGTATCAGTTGAGTTTTTTTCAATATTTTCTACTACAGTTTCCTCAGTAACAGGAGCAGTAGTAACTTTTTTTGTTGTTTTAGCAGTTGCCATATCGTTTCAATCCTTTCATTCATTTTATTCTTTATAAAAAGAAATGCCAAGAAAGCATAAAACTTCCTTGGCATTTTTATGCTTAAGCTTTAAAAATACTTAATAAAATTAATCAAGTTTTACAAGACCTGATGTTGCGTTTGACACGAACTCACAAGCCCAACCCTTATTAATAGTGGTGTTAGATGTAAGATTTGCATTGTCATAGTAATCATTTCCGTTGCTTAACTGGACACCCTCAAGTACCATCTTAACTAACTTATCTGTGGATGGAGATACAACATAAATCTTCTTATCATCCAGAGCCAGAGAATAATTAGTATAATCACCAGTAGCAACCTGTGGCAGTACCAGAATATCGTAATCAAAGAAATTCTTGATAAGCTGAATACTCTGAGCGTTACTGTCAGTTACAATTCTATAACCATTAGCGACGTTAGGAATAATCTTAGATAATGCAAGTGAAGTGCCTACGATTACAGCCTTATCACCTTGGTTATAAGCGGTTACAGTCTGGCATAAACCTAACAGAGTATCCTGTGTATAACCAGTCTTAACTAAAGCTGTTGGATAAGTAGCGGCAGTTAAACCTGCATTCAGTGCATTGTAAGCATCCAGAGAGAAAGCGGTTTCCATAGAACGAATTGCAGTTCTTACGAACTCAGCTAAATTCTCCTTACGTGCCAGAACCTTATACAGAGAAGCATAAACAGTAATATTATGGTTTACTGGCATAAGAGTTCTATTTGCACTAAACTGCTTCTGACGAATAGTAGTTCTCTGACCATGTGCGCCTGTAGAAACAGTCATTAATGCTCTTGGCTTAATCTCAAACTGTGCAGAGTCTCCCCAACCTACATTACGAACCTCGGTGTACAGACCAATGGAACGAATGATAGTTTCTGGTAACACTGCTTGAATAAGCATATCAACAACAGCAAAAGCCGCCCAACGTATCATTGGATTTGCTACTAAATGTGTAGGTTGAATATCATTTGGCAGAGTACAACCTGCAAATCTCTGTACTTCGCCTAAGAAAGAATTGTTAATCTTATCTTCCTTTTCACTTAAAGATACAGTATTATCAAAATCACCTAAATCCTTCTTATTAACCTTGGACATATAATGAAAATAATAATCTCTAAATCTATCTACAAACTTTAAAGTGTTCTCGTTACCATTAGAGAACTTGATAATGGATAAATCCTTAATAGCCATAAGTCTAAAACTCCTTCCTAATCTATAATCAAATTAAATTACTGAACTCTCTCTAAAATCCAAGCAGGTTCACTATCAGCACCAATAGCAATAGGCATAGACTTACGGATAGCAAATCTTAAACCTGCATAAGCACTTGTAGCTTTTGCAAGAGCGTTCCAACCGGCACCTGCGGTATATTCTACATACTTAGCTGTAGCACCAATAGTAGCAGGGTCTTGTGCCTTTGCAAAGAACGGAGTGGTAAGCTGTACGCAATCACCAATCTGTACGGAAATTACATCAAAATCTGTGTTCTTAACATTGGTGTAATTTCTTGGGTCAACGCCAATACCTTTGTACAATAAAGTACCATCTGGCAGAACATTAACTTCTGGGGCGCAAGCCATCCAATACTGAGTATGTTTACCTGCGTCACCTAAAGGAGTAGCTGTCCATACAAATTCCTTACCTGCTGTTTTGCTGAAACCAGTTTCAAGAGTAACTACAGTACCATTCATAACATCAGTATCACAAATAGCAGAACGATTATAAGCGTCTACGTTATCAGCCGCAACTCTGGATAAAACTAAAACTGTATTAGCCATATTTTTATTACCTCACTTTTCTTATTATTTTTATTAATCAGCCCATAAGCCAGTATTCTTAGAACCTTCAACAGGTGCGCCCATACGCCATAATCCCTGTCTTTGTTTATTAGACTTTTTACTTGCTTCAAAAGCTACACTCTTAACCTTATTCTTCCAACCGTCTAATTCAGACATTTTGCAAAGTTTTCCCTCACACTCGAATTTTTCAAATTCTTCCTTATCAACAAAATTCTTAACTTCTTCAAGTGTCTTTGCAACTTCCATTTCTACAGATTTCTTTTCTGTATCTTCTTTGAACTTTCTTAATTCACCAAGTTCTGTATCTTTCTGCATGATAATATTGTCTTTGTCCTCTAAATCTTTTGCTAACTTAGCGTTCTTTTCAGCTTCTTTTTCAAGCATCTCACAATAAGCAGAAGCATCTACATTAGCATCTGTTGAAAGCTTTTTAATGAAATCTACACATTCAGACATAGTAATTCCTTTGTCCTGCTTTTCTTCCATTTTAGCTTTTTCTTTGTGTTCATCGTCATGCTCATCATTATCATGTTCATCATCTGTTTTTTCTTCCATTTTCTGAACTTTATCTTTCTTTACAGTGTCCCACTTAATATCAGCAGAAACCTTTTTATCGTCTTTACTAACTTTAACATCAGCTTCGACACGATACCTTTCATCACCTTTGGTATAAATAATATGGTCTTTTTCTACAGAATCAACATAGACATCTTTACCCTCATGGTCTTGAACCTTAGCAATAATATCACCCCATGCTTTTCTTCCTTCAATTTCAAATTTCTGTTCTTGCATAGTTTTACTTTCCTTTCCTTTACTCTCTTTATTATCGTCATTATCTTCAATATCAAGACTTTTATAAATCTTTTCAATTTTAGACACAACATCAGTTTCATTTTCAGCTTTAGCATAACCTAAAGCGGAACTTAAACCATTACGATTATATACTAAAGTATCACCTTTAAACTGCATAACTGGATATTTCAGTTTATCAGACGGTGCATCTTTCCAACCATTTTCTACTTTCATATATACATCTTTAACGAGAGTATCAGCATTAGAAGCATCAACAATTTTCTTATAAAGTTCAGTTTTATCTACATCACCCCATGGTGTATCTACCATAGAATCTTTGGATTTATCTACTTTATATGTTTTCTTTTCCATGTTTACCCTCCTTTCTTTTACGAATTTCTTTAATTCAGATAAACCATTACTTTTGCAATTTTCGTAAAATTTATTAGCTTTTTCTTCAAATTTTACCAGTTTTGCATTTGCTCCAGGACTACTTGGATTTATCCTTTTACCTAAAACAGTTAAACCTACGATACAAAAGTTAGAAACCAAATTGTTATCAACTTCACCGTTTTCCAATTCTGTACCTACAGTCAACATTTCTACTGACACACTTCTGCGATTGTCGTTATATTTAAACATATTATACACATCTTCTGCATAAATCTTAGAAATAACAAAATCACATATTGCTAAAAGATAACCGTCTTTATCATATTCAAAGCGAATATCTTGATTTTCAGGTATTCTTCCAGATATGCACTCGTCAACCGTATGACCTTCACCATCTTTTGTATAAGGATTTACCTTACACACAAGCCATTTGCCCTTTATTGTATCAGCACAATTTCTTAATACTTCTTCTGAAATAACTAGCCCATGGGTATTAGGTCTTGTACTCAAAAAAAGTGTAGTTCCATAGGCAAATTCTGGGTCATCATCATCAACAAATTTTTCAATAACATCTACTGAAAAATTTCGTTTAATCTGTTTTATTTCCAATGAACTCCACTCTCCTTTCTTTTAATATTCCATGAGTTTCGCTCAATTTCATATACTTATCTACAAATTTCTTATCAATCTTATAATAAGTTGCTTCTCTATCCATATACATAGGCATAAGACCATTTTCTTGTAACAACAAATTCTCTTGTGAATTGGTTACTCGCCAATAGTCTGTATCGTTTAAAGGTGTACTACGAAAAATCATAATTTCACCCCTTTGATACCCCATTTGCTAATATTAAAATCGAACTTATCAAAATCTGTAGGCATTTGTTGTGCTTTATCATTTAATGTATTTACTTGTCCCATAATGATATTGTATTTTCTAAATAATCTATACATATCGGAAGTTACGTTTCTATCCCTATGAGCAATAGCAATGTCTACTACTTTATTCATAATTTCATAAACTTCGCTAAACTCTTTTAAGACCGTAGAAAACATATCAGCTAAATTAGAATAATTTCTATCATCTTTATGGACTTCTGGGCGAATAGAAGATAAATTATAATTATCTTTAATTTCACTCACAACATCTGCAAGTCCGTTACAATTATGTGCTAAATTATGAATATATTTACTTGCGTTAGGCATTGTACATTTGCACAAATATTCTTTATTATAACTTTTTATTATTTTGTTCTTTTTTCTTTCTCTATTGTATGAATTTTTTTCTTGGTTTTCTCCTAATACAATAAAATCTCCAAATTGTTTATTTAAAATACTATCCAATTCTGTACTTTTCATTATTTTATTCTCCCACCTATTGATTTCGTGACCGTTCCGCAGAATCAGAAATGGCTTCTTCACTCTGAGGTCTGCCAACTTGACCACTACTACCACCACTCATAGTATGAATGGATAAAAGTTGTGATAAGTTATCTAAGAAATCACTATTATGTGCCTCTTCTAACATACGTTCAAAATCCATAGGTTTATATCCGAAAGCAGAAGCATAAGCACTTGAATTAAGCACCATACCCACATCTGCTAATTTCATAATAGCATCTTGCTTCTTTTTACGCCAAAATGGTTGTGTACATCCATCAAACGTAAACTTAAACTTAAATTGTTTAGTTTTCTGATTAGCATAGAACTCTAAGAAATTATTAAATTGAGTATATAATTTAGCCACAATCTCATAATCAGCAGTAATAGCCGCTTGAAGTTCCTCATTTGACATTCTATCCGTAGCATAAATCAAACGACTTGCAGAACTACCATATCCCACTGTATCTTTAGCGGCAGTAGTAGCCATATCTGTGTTTTTATCCTCAAACTGTTTAAATTCAACTTCTTCAAGAGGCAAAGCAATAGAACGAACAATCTTGTCTTGTGTCATAGAGTTTTTCAGCCCACTAGCAACAAGTTTCATTAATCGTCCTAACGTACTTGGTTTAACTGCAAATCTATCGGCAACCTCACCAGATTTTGCAGAATCTTGCATCTTCATTTCACCGTAAAGTATACCAAAAGCACTGGCAATGTCCTTGTTTTTCTGTAATTTTGCAATCTCTGTATTATTGAAAACATTCTTTAAATACGGAGCCATGAAAGGAACGCTTGCAAAATTAGAAGTGTCAAACTTAAAAGCCCAAAAGCCATCAATAGGACTTGTCTGGTGATAAAGAGTAAACGTTCCATCACGATTGTTTAAGCCATTTGACGGAATATAATCTTTAAAATCTTTACCATCCCATACTTCTCTAAGATATTTCTTAAACACAGGAGCATAACAATCTATGTCTACACCTTGCATACCAATAAAATACATCATCTGAACCTCACATAACTAAAGTTACGCAATTCTTGGGAACTTCCAACTATTGTCAGAATATTTACCAAGCTAATCCCGTAGTTCCTACGGTTTTTATATATTATTTAAACGCTTAAAATTCTCAATCCTTCGTTCAAAATATTAATAGAAGCGTTATTGTCCCTATCTAATTTTGAACCACAATTAGAACAAATCCAATATCTAATCTCAACAGACTTTTTACCGTCTTTATGACCACAACAATGACAAATTTGTGAAGAAGGAAAATATCTATCTATAACAGATAATATTTTTCCATACCATGTAGATTTATAAGTCAACATTCTACGAAATTCAGACCAAGAAACATCAATCACATGTTTATTACGAACATTAGATTCTGTTTCTTTCATAGGTTTCACGTCTAAATCTTCAATACAAATAATATCATATTGTTTAACAATATTAGTAGTCAATTTCTGTAAAAAGTCTTTACGTTGATTAGATATATGTTTTTGTAAATTTGCAATTTTAATTCTTGCTTTATTCCAATTAGAACCGCCGATTGTTTTTCTCGACAATTTTCTTTGTAATTTAGCAAGTTTCTTTTCTGATTTTTCATAAAATCTAGGATTTTTAATCTTAATACCGTCAGATAAAATTGCAAAATCTACAATACCTAAATCTATTCCAACATTTTTATTTGTTTTTGAATATTGTGAAAACTCTATATCAGTACAGCATAACGAACAATAATAATGTCCATTTGGTTCTTGTGATATAGTAGCGTTAAGTATTCTTCCTTGCGGAATTTGTTTATCACGAATTTTTACACAACCTAATTTTGGAAGTTTGATATGTTTATTTTCAAATCTTATATTATTATTACTACAACTTGTAGTATAAGATTGATGTCTATTTTTCTTAGACTTGAATTTTGGATAACCAGTATGTTCTTTAAAGAATTTTTGATAAGCATTATCTAAATTTTTCAAAGTTTTTTGTAAAGAACATTTATCTGGTTCTTTAAGCCATTCATTTTCTTTCTTTAATTGAGTAAGCATTTTACTTGTGTCATAAAAACTTAAACTCTTTTTATTTTCTTTATACTCAGTTATTCTTTTATCTAAGAAATAATTATAAACATATCTACAGCAACCAAAAGTTTTCTGTATCAACTCTTGCTGTTTTTTATTTGGATAAATTCTATACTTAAAACCTTTTTCCAACAATATCACTTCCTTTCATAAATTAACTTATAACATAAATTTATATAAATGTCAAGTTAAATTACGAAAAGAATTATTTTAGTTTAAATAATATATAAAAACCGTAAGTTACTTTAATTATATTTGGAGGTTGTCGTTCACATAAGTTCGCTACTCCTATGCAGTTCTCTAATGAACTTCTTGTACTTTCATACAAGCACAGACTATATCTTATCCCTCACCATTATGTGTTAGGGTCTACCCACTTCCACACGCTTGTGTGTACTTCCTTCAAGAGGAATAGTCGTTGAAGTTTTCCTTTCGGACTTACCTGCTAATTGCCTATTTTTCAGTGTTTAGGATTTAACCATGCACCATTCATTCAATTTTTTCTACTTTCGTCACATTCACGCTTATACCCTTTAAGGTATTACGTTGTAGTTTGAATGACTTTAAGGGTTCCTAGCAATTCAAGTAGCTTCATAGCTTTTTTTGCTATCAAATACACGTTTCCATATATTCGGACTATTTTGTAAACAATAAATAAAATATAAATATTTATTTACAATTTAATCGAAGTCAAATAACAAACCACTTTCAAAATAACCAGTTAAGATACATCTGTCTTGTGGTAATGTTTGTAGAGCATATTTAGGATTGTTTCTATCCATATTTGTTCTAAAACTTGTATAATGTACTTCGTGCCTTAAAAGCTGTTTTACAACTTTTTTAAATTCGCCTTTATAATCAAAGTTATCAAGAAATTTATAAATTCTTGCTTTATCTGCTTTATAATTATCAGACTTATAATCTTCTTTCTTAGCATTTTTACAAGTAATCTGTAAGTCAAAAGAAAGGAGATTTGTGTAGTATTCAATAGTTCTGCTATAAATCATATCGAATACTTCCATAAACTCACTATAAGCCTGTAAGTTTGTAGCACCTGTTTTATACTCACTTAAAGCTTTTATAATATCGTCATATTTTGGAACTTTAGCGTTGTTATTAAGATTAACCAAATTTTGATTACTTAACCATGGGCTATATACCCCAAAACTATCCAATCCATATAAACTTTGAGCAAAACTTACTACATCATAAACCTGTTGTTCTGATAACATAACAGATTGTTCTACTTTAGGAGTTAATCTTTGACTATTTTTCGTTTTCGTCACTCTCCTTTCTTCAAATATTTTTTATGTAAAGGGCAGTCCTAACATAGCAGTTGATAAGACCACCCTTACACACTTAGAACACAAGTTGGTCTAACTCATCTAAATTTGTATCTCTTTGTTCATCCACTGCGTATTTATCACCTATTAAGGTTGCAATATGATTTCCATAACTCAAAGCCACAATCTTATCCTTTGTCGCACTGTTTCTATTAGGCTCTGATAATTTCAAAATACCATTATTCCATGTTTGAGTTAAACTAATAGCTTCTGACATCATCAATGCGGTTTGAACATATGGTAGCTTAATATTTACCTTTTCCTCAGAACTCATAGTAAGATAGTTTACATCTTCTTCAAGTTCTGTTTCAATCGTTAATTCGTCCACCAAAAACTCAATCATTTCATTGTCCAGTGCTTTCTTTAAATCAAGCCACATTAAACTATTTCGCTCACTTGTACCAACAATAGGTATAATACAAGGAATGGCTTCTGTATCAACTGTTTTACCTTTAAGTTCTTGAATCTTAGCGTCTGGAACTATTTGTAACGCAGTTTCATAACAAACTGTAAAACCATGTGGATTCCAGTTACTTCGTGTTGGGTGTTCAAAAGGCTTGGATAGCTCTGTGTAATAAAGAGTACCGCCACTTCTTTCATCCATTACTATATAATCAGCTTCATAGTCCCAAAAGAACTCCCTAATCTTTTGTTGAAATCCCTCACTATCGCTAGCGGGGTGTGTTCCAATATATTCTACTTTTCGTCTTGTCTTACCATCTTTCATAGTAACAGCCATACAACCAATAACACTATTATCGTTATCATTTGTATTACTGTTTACAAAAGCGTAGTCAATGAAAAGTAAACGTTTCTCAAATTCACCTTTAGGTCTATTACCTAAATCAGTTGACATAAAAATATCCATGGGCGTAGGTGGTTTATAGGCTCTTTTTATTACTTGATTCTTTCTAAAATCTTCAAGTAAAAAGAAAGCACCCTCTGTTTCACCATACATTTCATTCAAATCCTCAGTAACAAAGTCAATGTCGCTGTCAAATTCTTTATCGTGCCAGTAATCAGCCCATGTTTTAAGATTAAATAAAATCGCAAGAAAAATATTAGAAGCAAAGAAATTGTATGTATGTTTAGTTTGCGTCATACACTTTTGAACCACAAGTTTAAACTCTTTCCAAAACCACTCATGTTTAAATCTAGCAGATGTAATATATGCTGTTTTACATTGCTCTATCCAACGTGGTAATGTTTTTCCATCTTTATCTTTGTATTCGTCACGTAAAGTATAAGCTGCTTGTCTTGGATGTGCCATCTTAGAGAATACAGAATCAAGTATTGTCTTTTTAAGTAATCGACATTCTTCGTATATAAGAAAAGTCGCACGCTCACCCCTACTTGACTCCAAACAAGGCAATACAGTTATCATACTTCCGTTAATCTTTTTCAAGTCTACTTCTATAGCATCATTATTATAACGAAAGACAATATCTCCGTTATCATAATAATATTTTAAAACAGATGAAAGTTTTTTACATAATTCATCTTCCATTTTCTTTTTAACCATCTTAGTAGCTTGGGGAATTGTGGAAGAAGTAATAACAACTTCTGCATATGGAAATAATAGTGCGTGAACCATTCCTGCAAGAGCAATAATAAATGATTTACTTCCACCTCTACTGCAAATTCCATACCATACTTGTGATATCCCAACTAAATAAACCATAACATGCTGAAACGGATATAATTTAATCTTTAATCTTCTTTCAGCATATATATTCCAATTACGTCTATAGAATGTTGTCCATTCCTTAATATTTTTCTTTCTTTGTTCCCATGGTAATCTTCTGTCAGTTTTTTTCTTTTCTTCTTGTTTTTTCTTTCTTTTTTCCACAAGACTAATAATATCTATATCTTTGTTTTCTTCTAACATAGACATCACCCTAATCTTTCTTTCGTGGAATTAAAGGGTATTCCTTCGTACCCGCAATCAGATTCTTTACAGCAGAAACCACATACTTAAACCAATCTGCCTCAATATTACAGAAATCTTTATATTTTTCCAAATCTTCACATTCACAAGGTTCAGTATTCTCTATTTCCCAAATCTGATGTTCAAGCATTTGTTCAGTCAAAGTCTTTTCTTTTTTCTGAGTAAAGTTATCAAGTTTTAAGGTTTTCATTAATTTTAAAACCATATCTTGTTCTTCTTTACCAGAATTACCCATATCGACTTCTTTCTTATATCTTAATTCAGCAATACAAAGTTTACGATACAAACTTTCTTGTGCAGGTGTCAACTTAATATCATCAGTGTAGAAGCCCCATCTGTATTCAAGATAAGCATAATCTTCATCTGATTGTTCTCCCCAATCCAGAATTAAATCTTGTATATTCAATTTGCGTTGCGTTTCTTCGTCATTAGAAGTCATAGAACTTCTATCTACGTCTGTTTGTCCAAAACAATCCCATTTATCTGATTTTTTCTTTAAAGCCAAAAAAGTTACATAATACTGTCCCCAGTAGTTATATGTACTGGATAAAGTACCCTCTTCTTTTTCTTTTTCAACTTTTTCCATCAAACCATCATATACTTTTTGTATAAATGGTATTCCTATCTCAGCACATGTTGACCATAAAGCTAACTTAATATCACCATATTTGCTATAATAGTTTTGATAGATTGTCTTACAACAAGTAGTACAATAAGGAACTACTTTATTTGCGTGGTTTGGATTATCAGACTTATAGAACTTCTTAATTTCATAAGGTCTATTGCAACGAATACAAAACGATTCTGTTATGGGTCTTTCTTTTCTTATCATGGTTGCCATAACAATTCCCTCGTTTCCATTAAAAAAAAGAAAGACAATATTATTATTTGTCTTTCTTTTTCTCTACGAACTCGACATAATCTGGTTCAAGCAATTCGGCTAATCTTTTTTGCTTTCTTGCTCTTTTTTGTTTTTCTATCATTACTTCTCTTTGAAATTCTGGTTTTACAGCTTCTTTTGCTTTAGCCGCAGATTTATTTTTTACTTTTAACGACGGTTCAAGGTTGTTTAAATATCCTTTGAGATATTCAGAGGTTTTAAATCTAACCATGTATGTCAACGGTATCATAACGTTATTTTTCTGCTTCGTATGAATATTGTAAACTCTCTTGACTGTACCACCACAAGTAGAAATCTTAAAAGTTCCAATATTAGGAATATTAAAATAACCGTTATTTTTTATTTCATCTGCCATAATTTCAATAAAAGTTTTCATACATAACTTAGCCATTTCAGTTGTGAAACTTGGTTTAGTTTTTTTAACTGAAATGGCTATCAATTCTGCAAGTTCGTTAGGGCTTAAAGACTTAACAATGACACCATCTTTATTAGGTCTTGCCATAACTTATTACTCCTTTATTTTATGATTACTCTACAAAAGGTGCGTCCTGTGTCTTTTCCTTAACGGTTTCTCTTAACTTCTTAGACATCTTAAATACTGGCTTAGTATAATCTGGGGTTGCACTTAACTGTCCAACTTCGCCAGTAGCAGGATTGATAATACCAGTTCTTTCTGGTCTACCCTTAATAGTAGTGAAATCAATCTTTCCAAAACCGTTCATATCAAACTTCTTACCAGAAGCAATGCAAGTAGCGGCAATCTCATAAAATGCAGTCAGAACAGCCTTTGTGTCCTTCTGAGTAGCCTGTGCCTTATATGCTACCATCTTTACTAACTCTGCGGTGCTAACCTTAGATACCTTAATTGCTTTCTTTGCCATAATAAATTACCTCATTTCTTTCTTTTTATTCGTTTTATTCATTTTTATTTCTTAGGGGATTTGGTGAGTGCCATATAGGTCACTCCCTTACCCCTTTGATTTTTAATTTTTGGGTTCTCTCTATCCATTAATAGAAAACGATTTTGCTCTTTCAAAAAGTGATTTAATCTTCAATACTTTTTATATAAAATAATTTTATTTTTGAAAACGCCTATTTTACACCCTTATTTCACCTTATTGAAAAAATTAGACTGTTTTTGAACATTTTTTACAAACTGCAAATAAAGTGTTGTCAACCTTAATAAGTTTACCGCATTTTGAACACATTGCATACCCCTCTTTGTAAGTCGCAATCAAAAGGTTCCCCAAATTCTCCATTTCACTGATTCTGAAAACTGGTTCCATTCCTTCATAATCATCTAACATTTTTACTTTAATATTTAGATTATCACAAGAGTTTGTAGTTTCAACTAGACCTTTTCTTTTTAATTCGCCAATCAGTTTCATGCGTTCAAAAGCAGTACAAGCCACATTTGACAATTCAAACCAGTCACCAATATCTTTTATGGTTTTAAGATTTAACCAACCGTTAGCCGCTTTATAATGAGCCATAACATACGCAGAAAACATCAGTTTACGTTCTCGGTCTGTTTCGCCTTTGAATACTTGCGTCATATCCCATGAATAAACGTCAATATACTGTATATGACTTAAAGGTTTAATAACTTCGTTTCTTAAATTATCATATACATTTATAATCATTTTACGCCATTTTTCATGTACATATTCTTTTTGGTAAATTTTAGTCATCGCATTTCTTACTAAATCTTCCACATGATGTAACGCATAATCAAACTCTTTATCAGAATAGTATTTAATCAGCCATAGGAGAAATTTAAAGAAACCTATATCTGGTTTAACAATTTCCTCTGTTTTATCAGAATAAATATTTGTTAAAATATCTTTTATATATTGATTTTCATTAAGAATGATTTTGTTTTTCATATCTTATACTCCTATTTTATTACGTTTTAATTAGTTTGTCAAGTGTTTTCGTGTAATTTCTTTAAATTTTCTATTATTAAATCACCGACAACAGCCCAACAAAAGTATTTATTCTTATTCTGTCCATAGCATAAGTCAAGCATAATATTAACAAGTCTGTCTTTGTTCGGACAAATTTCTTCTGCTCTTGCTCTAAATTCATGCTGTATACTCATAACTCTTGTATTTGCTTCTTCCGTACTTAAATTTTTCTCAATCACAATTTTCTTAAACTGTTTAATACGTTTAATGTATTCTTTTTCAAGATTTTCAATATCCTCTTTTGTTTTAGGCGAACTTCTCTGAATAGGAGATTTAAGAAATTCATAACCAAAACCTTTAGATTTAAGTTCTACCACTCTGCCATCAAATTCACTTTCCACATATTGGCAAATTCGGTTCATAGTAGAATTAGAAATATTTACAGGCATTTTTATATCATACCATTCTAAAAATTTTTGCTGTTCTTCTGTAAGATTTTGTTTTTCTCTTAGTTCATTTACTTTACAACTATAAAGCATAACACATTTAAGGTCACAATTTTTTATATAACTATCATAATCTTTTTTTAAAGAAGAATAATTATAAATAAAGTAATAAGGCTTTTTATCTGTTACGATCACTTTATCTAAAGGCGTGGTACACAACTTTGAAACGTACCAATATTTAGGCATTTCCTTACATACGATTCCTTTTAGTTTCCTTTATACCCTCTGTCACCAGATATTTATTGGGGGAGTAGACTATCTCTTCACTTAATATTTCTATTAAGGTTCGGCACTTCCAAACAAGGACTTTCACCTTGAATGTACTGGTTTCATAATCTTTATACAAAGACCGTATACCATAGTCGTTACACCGTTCAAAAACGTCACCGTTTAAGCTTGGCACGATATTAAGTTTTAATATAACTCTTCCACCGTTAGCAAGATTTTTATAATCTCACACCCTATATTTATAGGTTCACCGAATTTTACTTGAACTCAACAAAAAGTCAATCCAAGGTATTTTGCTGATATAATTGTCCGCACAAAATACGTTTTGATAATTCTTTGTATTCATTTGTGTTTTCATTAAATAAAGCTAATTTATCTATTTGTGCTGATACTCTATTAGTAATTGTTCCAACTTCTGAGCCTAAACCCATACGGTTACTTTTTCTAATATCATTTCTTTTAACAATTTTCTTCTCGCCTTTACGTTGCACACAATCAATGGAATTTGTATATCTGTAAGCATTTAAAAGTATATTATTATTCGTGGAATAAATTGTGTCACTCATTTCTACCGCCTATTTCTAGGTACTTTAACATTGATTTAACAATCGGTTTAGGTCATATCATCATAGTTAAAAACTATGGAAGGCACTTCGATTTAAAGGAATCTCACCCACTATATTGCTATAGCCCTACTTCTATTGCTCTGTTTAACGACTGAGCCAAGGAATGACCGTCTAACTTTTATAAATAAAATATTTATACTTAGCACAGGATTGTCTTGCTGTTCCACTCAGTTTAGATTTCCCCTGTTAGCATATTCATTCATTGTCATTTCCTACAATTACTAATTCGTTGAATATACACCCAACTCTGTTGGTTCACACTTCTGCGTTGTACATTTAGTACAAAGGACTAACATTTAATCAAAGTCGCAACCATTCAATGCCATACATGTAGTATCCCAATCATTTAACACCATCATTGTATTAGAATATTTATACCATTCTTGACATTTTTTATCATTGTTTACTTTCATTTTTCTAATATTATTATGTGAAGTCATAGGAGAACGAAAACAAACTACCTCATTCACACCTTTATCTATCCAATATTGTGAGTATATTTCATTAGCTTTCAACAACCCAGTAACTTCTAACCCATATATACTCTGCATTAAAGCATAAGAATCACCCATGACTATTTGATAATTTCCCTCAATTTTTAATTTACCAATCTTAGCTTGATTAATCTTTTTCTTAATCATTTTATTAATTCGGTCAATTACATAAGGGTCGTTCATCATTCTTTCGTCTAAATACAACGCTTGTGCATAATCTTTTGTTTTAGTTTTTTCGTCAACTCCTAAAAATTCTTTTGTTTTTTGGTAATCACCGCCAAACGCCATTTTCAACCAATCAACAGTAGGTTTACATAATTCTACAATCTGTTCATCTGTTAATTCATAACTTTGCAAATACTGATAATTTGTCTCTCTTGTATCTTCTAATTTTTTGGGTGTTACTTTTGTAGCAGAAAACCTATATCCGTTTTCATAATAGCATTTGTGGTATTCTTCCCAACTAGAATAATTATTCCATAGCTTAAGACTGGATTCAGTGATAATCATATCCACATCTCGAATATCTCTTTCAGTACCCCAAATATCTTTTACTTTATATCCTTTACCAACTTCCTCAGCAAATTTTATAATCTCAAAGACATTCAACATACCTTTCATATAAGCATTTCTTAAACAAATACCACTAGGCAAATAATCAAGACCTAATTTATCAGCAACTCTTTGCATATATTCTGGTGTACAAAGATTCATGCCATCACTGCCATTATTTTCCAAATCTACATCAAATTTTTCTTCTACGATAGGTTCATCTGTTTCGCTGTCATCAATTCTAACCACATCACCCTTAAATTTAGTGATACAATCTCGTACAACCAATACAGAGCGTGGTTCTGGTATTTCAACGGACGCTGAATAGGTCAGAGCAATATAAGCTTCTAATTTAGCCGGTATAGCCTTGTAATCTTTCTTCCTACCACAATCAGTCCTTTTAATTAACTCTGGTAAAATATCTTCTCTCACAAACAGTAAAGTATTATTTTTAAGACCACCAGTAGTTCCAACCACCCACAAAAATCTTTTACCATTTAAAATCACACCAGTTTTAGACGTAACCTTGTCATAGTCACTCATTGAGGAAATCTCCACAGCAAGCATTAAATCCGTCATATCTTGCTTGTACCGCTTGTTACCTATAATTGTAATTAAATCTATCAGTCGAAACGCCTGTGAATCAAATAAATCAATCAATTCGTCCAAACGAACCGCCAACTCTTTAGACAAAGTAATCTGCCAGTTGTTCATTCGGAATCGTTCAGATGAAATTTTGAAAATCTTTCTACGTTTATTTTGCATTTGTTGAACTCCTTTATAATTAGTGTTTATAAATATAATCTAAATTAGAAATATCATTAGGATAATCATTATTTTTAGCATGTTCAATCATTTTATCACATTTAATATTCCTACGCTCTAACATACCTACAACTACAGAAGCCACAAAAGGTAATTCGTTTTTATCAATATAAGTTGTAATATCACCATGCCCACGTTCTTCAATTCTAGCAAGTAAATCTATACCTTGACGATATAACAATTCTTTTTCAAACAATTCCCAAGTATATTCATATTTTTCATTCCAATTTGTAGGGTCTACATTTACACTATAACATTCTTCATCAGTAATTGCATTTTTTAGTCTTTCTATCAGAACAAGTAAAAATCTATAAGTACACCATTCGTAACTTTTTAAATTAAGCAATCTTATAATAGTATAACATTTTTCTATTTCTGTATTAGATTTTTCTAAATCTTTTTCTAATTTTTTTATTTGATTTTCTTTGTCAATATTTTCTATCTCTTTTTCTTTTAATAATTCATCTTTTTTAATTGGTGATACATCGCCGTTCTCACTACAAATATCAAGAAAAACTATTCTTTTTTTATTACATAAATCAGTAATACATCTTGCAACTTTTTCATATTTTTCTGTATCATTACTTACATTATAAATAAGACTATCATAACTTACAATATTACAATAATTTTCACCTTTTATCTGTTGTATTGTCATAAGGTCAATAGATGTTTTAGATTTAACATAAGGTGCAATAATATTTATCCAACAATCTTTTCTCATTTTTTTTCTTATGTCACCATTACTCTCTTTATATCCCATATAAACATTTTCGCAATATCTTCTTACCAAAGCATTGATTCTTTTATTTCGTGCTTGTCTTGTTGCTTCTTTTATAGTTTTTACTTCAGAATTTTTAGTCTTAACATTTTTCCCAAATCCCATTATAATATCCTCCTTTATACTTTTATTTATATTAATTATAATATTATATATAATATATATCATTTTTTATTATAAAAGTCAATAGTATTTATTTAACTTTTATTAATAATATTTTAATGTATAATATACTATATTATATTATATAATATTATATTATTATGTCTATTATAAAGTAAAGAATTAGCAATCTTTGATGCCGTAATTAACAACACACGCTATGGCTATAATTTGAAAAAAGGCTACCCTCAAGGGTAGACTTTTGAAAATTTGTGCCATGTGTTGTTGATTACGGTATCAAACAAGCGGGGAAGAATGTAGAAATAACATGGTGCGAAACCCTTGGGTTGAGCATGCTACCATGTTATTTATATATTCTGGGGTGCAACGCCCAGAGACGGGGTGTGGGTGTCCTCAACCCCACCATAATAATATTCATTACTAATTTTATATTTATATTAATATTATATAATATATAATTATACCCCTTGACATATTCTATATTATATGATATAATCGGAGTATGAAGTTGATTAATAGTAATAGAACGTCTTAAAAATTTAAGATTTTTTGTACGTCAAATGTTACAAGTAGTAATTTTTATATATTATAACATTTATAGTACAAAAAATCTTAAAGCATTATAAATTTTATTTGCTTTATTTGCAATTTAACATAAAGGAGGAAAATAAAATGTTAGAATTTAATAAAAGTTATAAATACAAAGAATTGTGCGAAGCATTAAATCTAGAACGTAAAACAGGCTCTTCAAAAATTTATCAATTACAAAGATTACAAAGTCAATATGAAATTTTAAAAAATGGAACATACTATACAATATTAAGAGAATATACAGACCAAGAGAAAAGTATTATCGACCTTAAAGGAATGTACCAGAAATCCATTGAAGCAATTTTAAGTGATGTTTTATCTAAACAAAAAGAAAATCTCTTAGTTGTTTCTACTGGACAGCTTATGCAAATGTGCGCTTTAGTTAATCAAGATTATATGTATTGTAAATACAATCCAGTATACGCTTCTTTAATTTTAGATACAGACCCAGACATATTTGAAAATTATCTTAATACTACTTATAGTATGTTAGGTAATTTAATTAAAAGAGTTTTAGAACAGCTTGCTAAAAAAGATATTATTTTTTATAGAAAATCATTCAGAATCTATAAGAAAGAAAACAATTATACAACTTCTTTAGATATTGAACCAGAATCAAAAGACGAAGAAAAAATTTTAGAAATTGAGCAAAGAATCATTAAAGAATTAGGCTGTAGAAATTTAAGAGATGTATATGCAAACCATAATAATATTCTTAATTTTCAGCTAAAGGTTGCTATTGAAATTACTAAAATTTTTCCAGGGTATACAGGGTATTGTAGAGTTCATAGAATCAGTTTTAATCCTAAATTTATGGACTATAACAAAAAAAATGTTTGCAAAGAAATCAATATGCACATTAAAGAAAAAATTAAAACTAATGATAGAAAAGAATTAGAAGAATTAGACGAAAAACTGTTAAACACATATATTGAAGCAACTATTGAATTATCTTGTCCTTATAATTTAAAAGAAACTATTATGAAGTATAAAGAAAATAGAATAGACCCTAATTTCTTTTGTTTAGATACTCCTCTTGATTAACAAAATATAATATGGCACAATAAAAGTACACCAGTATTAATAAATTGCTATAAAAACTATTGATAATTTTTAATTTTGATACAATTTTCGGTACGACTAAATGTATCTAATAAGGTATTTTCTATATCTGATACATTTAACCGTACCAAAATATTAAAATTATTATAATTTCTATAAGTGTAAAATGTGTTTGGTCACCTCTAAATCGTCCAATAATGGGTTCTAATAATGAACGATTTGAGGGTGACCAAATTAAACTAATATTAATAAAAAATATTAAGAGCGTCCAAACGGACGTTCTTTTTTATTATTTAATTCCACTAATATATTTATTATAAAATATTTTAAAATTACCCTTGACTTATATGTTTTCTTATGCTATTGTATAAGTATCACATACAGAAAGGTGGTACAATGAATTGGAGAAACCGACAAAGAAAGTTATTATTATCAATGGCTCTGGCGGAGTTGGTAAGGACGCTTTTGCTAAAAGAGTTATTGAAGAAACTCTTAAATTGTCGAAACGTATTGTTCCAGTTGAGAATGAAGATTATTGTGTAGACCCAGAAGTTTTTTATAGAATTGATAATATTATTACCAATAATATTTCTACTATTGATTGTGTAAAAAATATTGCCAAAATGTTTAACTGGAATGGTGAGAAATCTGAAAAAGACAGAAAAATGTTAAGTGACCTAAAGGATTTAATGACGGTTTATAATGATTATCCTTTTAAACGTATTACTGCACAAATTACAGATTGGTTACGTTATGATAAAACAAGACCAAATGATATGTATGACCATTCATTTCTTTTTGTTCACTGTAGAGAGCCTAAAGAAATTGAAAGGATAAAGAATCAGTTCCCTAATGATACTTTTACTTTATTAGTACAGAATCCTAAAGTTGCAAAAGTAACTGGTAATCATGCTGACAAAGAAGTTGAAAATTACAACTATGATTTTACTGTAGTTAATGATTCTGACCTTAGAGCATTAAGAAAAGTTGCTATTGACTTTTATAAGAAAATCTTTAACCAAGGTTTTACAAAGTATAAGTTTGTTGCTTCTGATTATGATTTCAACCCAGAGGAACGGGATATTTAAAAAATGATAGAAATTGGTAGGACTTATCGTTATAAAGAACTTTGTGAAGCTATAGGAAAAGATAATGTTATAGGTTCTTATAAAACTACTTTACTTAAAAGTATTTATAAAGATTATGAAGTAATTCATAAAAACGGCTTTTATAAAATCATAAGAAAATATTCACAACAAGAAAAAGATGCAAAAGAGATTAAAGGAATGTATCAAAAACTGCTTGAAGCTATATTAAGTAATTTTCTATCTCAACAAGATAATTATTCAGTCTGCACTTCAATGATGGAATTGCTTATAGCTTGTGGAATTATCAATACAGACTTTAAATACTGTAGGTATAATATTGATTCTTCTTCTAAAATACTTAAAAGTGACCCCTATGATTTAGAAGAATATATCACAAAATCTTATAATCTTCTTAGTCGAATGTTTAAAGATATTCTCGACCAACTTGAAAACAAGGCTTTAATCAAATGCCGAAAAGGTTATAAGCTGTTCAAAGTTAATAACATGGGGTTACAAAGTGGTAGCAAGGTGATAACTCTTGGCTCAAAAGAGGAAACGATAATTATTAAGGCTGAGGAAGAAGGACTTAAGGAAATGGGTCTTACTAAGCTATTTGAAGTGTATAGAAACGAAATTAGTATTGAAACATTTAAAAAAATCACAAACAGAAAGATAAAAGAACAGTTTCCAGATTATGATGGTTATTACAAAGTATATCATATCACTTTAAATCGCACAGGACTTTGGGAGAACAAGAATAATATCTATAAAGAACTTAACAAAAAAATTCAAACTAAGTTATTAAAGAATAAAGGTTTATCTGAAATAACGCAATTAAAGAAAATGGTAGACGCTACAATTAATTTATCCAGACCATTTAAAATACAAGAAAATTTAAAGCTTATGAAAAAGTTGGAAGGAGAGAATAACAATGAGTGA